TATACCGGCTATCTGTATAGCGTCCGCCAAAGTCTCCTCGAAAGGCATAAGTTCTTGGATGGACATGTTTATCCTCACGAACTCCGTAGGGACATCCACTATGCTCATCTGGGACCTGTCATTAGTCAACCCATAATTGTCATTCCACTCCTTCCTTATGTTTCTCTTCTCCTTGTCGGTGAGTGGAAGGGAACCATCAGCGTCATATTTCTTGCTTATCAGCAATCCCAAGGCCCCCCTTTTAACGTATATGACATTCCTTGCCTCGTACACGGCGACCAAGTTGGCGATAGGATAACGTTGGGTCTCCAACCTGCTACGTCCCTTTAGGTATGAGCTATTCAATCGCATATTTATATCCTTGTAGTGGATGACCAGAGACGGGTCTATATCCATAAGCCCCGAGTTGGTGGAAATACGATAGCTGTTGATTATATCCTCCTTTGTTGACGGCTGGAACAAGGGAATGGACATCGGGCTGTTTATCACGACCTGATCACTTGGCAAGACCCAATAGGTATCGCACCATTTCCATAGCTCCTTAGGCTTTATCCCACCTACAGACGGGGAGGCCTGCCAGAATCCATTACCTGTCACATACTTATAGACAAAAAACATCTTAACCAAATCCTCGAACGAGAATAAAGGGTTAGGATTGCTAAAAAAACGGTTCATCTCCTCGTTATTGAACACCACGGAATCATCCTTCGCCAATTTTAATTGATAATTGCCGCCCGCTATCCTGCTAGCCAAGAAATCCACGGGGAAAAAGACCTCTCCCATGGTCTCGAAAGCCTCGATAAAATTCCCGGAACAGGTATAGGGGCTGAACACCCCCAGATAACCGGACAAATCCACGAGTCCTCTCGACCTTGGAGGACGATCGGGCACATTCGCCACCTTATCCTCTTTCCTGAAAAAATCAAACAAACCCATAATATATTCGTTTTAAATATTGTTTCGTACCAAAATCTCCGCTATAGCGGATAGGCAACACAGCGACTCCCCTCCATCCTTGCCCCCATAATCTAGCATATTCTCGACAAACGACAGATAATCATCCTTCTCCTCGTAATTGTCGAGAAAATAAAATCGATCTCTCACGGTCTCCGAATGGGCGGATATCCTCAATCTTGCATCGGAAGCCCTCTTCCTTATCCTTATATCGCACTCCCCGGTCTCCCTTATCTCCCTAGCTACAGGGAAATAAGCCTTGTCGCTCTCAAACACGACATCACTCCATCCTATAGGACGCAAGAAATCCTTTAGAACTCCAGCCTCCGTGATATCCCTCAACGAGGCATCCAGAACGTACGCCTTCCCGTTCATCAACGCCACCTTTGCCATACCCGCAAGCCCGTCAGGATTGACTGCCACATAGACCATCCTCATGGCGTTCGATATATCCAATTTTACGTGATCGTAATATCTCATATCCTCCTCCTTATTTTTATTGTGCCTTCTCCTTAGCGAGAAAGACGTATACCTATCCTTTAATATCTCCGTGACAAAATAACGTTTTGCATCGCTAAGGTGACCTGCCTTCTCGTAGGACTGACCCGTAATCTTGTCCTTTACCCTCTGCTTGAGCATCGCCCCGTTGACATCCTTTTTTACGGTGATATAATCGTTTATCGACGTATCGCAACTCTCGTCAATCATGATGGACACGTCTTTTATATCTCCAGAATATATCGCGTTGATAAACTCCCCGGTCATGGATACGGAAGGGTTCGACCTAGGCAACCTGTCCTCGCTGCGGAATCTCTTGTCTATACCCTCCTTGAACTTATCGAAAAAAGACCTCTTATCGTCATCTATCGTATTCCCGGCCTTGGTCGATACATCCCCATAAAGATAGACCATATCATCATGCCCTATCCCCTCCAGATATTCAACGGCGATCTCGGCGGCCTTGGTGACCGTGTTGAACGGATCGGACGGGGTTTCCTCGTGAATCTGCCTTATCCTCGTTATATCCCCGGTCTCAACCTGCCAAAAAGAGATGGAGATATAAGGCAGGACGTTGTTATCTATCGATATATGCACGGGAGCCTTGACATATGGGCACTTGCCCTTATGCTTGGCGGGGTCGAAGGCGTGGAAGAACTCGCCCCCCGTCCTTATCGTCCCCCACTCGCCCAAGGCGTATATCAGATAATAAGCGTAATCCCTTTCCTTGTCCCTCTCGAAATCCGCTATCGTCTGAGCGTCATAAAAGCCATACGTGCCATCAGGAGACCCTACGACCCAGAAATTATTAAGATAGGTGGACTTGATGATAACCATATCCGGGCGGTGCGTCTCGTAAGTCTTTTTTCTTGGGTTGTATATGGTCCGCTCGGAATTGACCCATTTCCTCCCTACCTCGGAATATTCCTTTGGCAGTATCTTACCCGTTACGCTATCCTTGAGCTTCCCGTACAGATGATTGTCCACCTCGGTCAATGTCTCGGTATCAAATATCTTTTTCTTGATCCAATGATCCTCCGATATCGGGTTAAATAGAGCTACGATCTTCTGTCCCTTGCGACCACGGAGACGCTTCCTTATCTGTTTCAAGTCGGATTCATCGAACTCGGATATCTCCTCGCAAAACACGTACTGATAAGATTCGAGACCCTTGATCTTCTCCGGATCGTCCAGCCCTTTGAACCGGATATAGGAACCGTTGAAACACCTTATAAGGTTTTCTTGGAATTTGAAAAAAGTATCTATATGCAATGATTTAGCCGCCTCTTGGAACGTCTTGTAGATACTGTCCGCTATGGTTGCTCCGGTCTTCCTAAAGACAATCGTGTTATAGCCCTTGGATATACATTCCAACAGGAAGGCTTGGGCCGCTGAGAAAGACTTGGCGGAAGACGATCCCCCGTACATGAAGATGAACCTTATATCGTCATTCCCCAACGCCAGCTTCAAATGGTGAAAGTTCGGATTGAACCTCTTGTAGCTTATTATCCTCCTGTTATCCGTCTCAGCTCCCAAAATATTAAATATAGAACAATTATAAAATTATAGACCTCGTATTTTTTCTAACAAACATAGCCATTTATTTAAAAATAGAACACTAATCATCTATTCCGGTATCTATTCCGATCAGCGATTTGCCAAGGTCTACAACGGTTGGAGCGTCAAAGCCAAGCATCTTGCAGATACGTTCTATGGCTTTCAGCTTATCGTGCATCTCTATCTTGACATATTCCACGTCAATGATCTCCGGGTCATCGCTCGTCCCTATATTTTTCTTCAGGATTTTAGTAGATATGCTCTTGATAGCCGACTTCTCCTTGTCCGTAAGATTCTCGAACTCCTTGCGTTCTATCCATGTATTATGAAGGTGGGCTATGGACGAGAACGCTATGTTACCTAACTCGCCCAGTAATTTCTCCTTGGTTATATCAGATTTAACTTTCTGCTCCTCTTGCAGTTCCCTTACCCTTGACTGAACCTTGACATCATCCAATAAAGCCGAAGCCTTCTCCCATACGGACTTATCCTTCCATTTATCGCAAGAGTAGGCACGCCTGTACGCCTCGGAAGCGTTCCCGCCGCACTCGATATAATAATTACAGAAATTCTCTTGTTTTTGTGTCAACCTCTTCATTTTCCCATAACGATTTTGATTTCTTTCTTGCATTTCTTGCACCAGCAATAATAGACCCCCTTGGAGCCATAATCATAGTGGCCAATCCAATTATGATGGACAGGACAGTAAACGTCCACTTGTTGCCTTTGAGATGAGTTGTTATAAAAATCCATAAGTGACCTATATTATATTGTTAAACATAATATCCAATCAATAATACAAGTCACAAACTTGAAGCAAATATAGACAAAATTATTTATATCCTAAAATCGCAAGGTTAAATTGGGTATATTCGCGGGGTTAATCATTTATATCATGAACGAGGAACTAAAAAAACTGCTTGCGTGGTTTGATAACTACGAGATTACATTTAATGAAATCAGGCTAAGCCCGTGTCAATACATATTTGACCTACGGAAATTTATATCGGTTCAGACGAACTCTGTCCGGAAAAATTGGGACAATCCTACGTTTGAATACGATATAATAAGCCTCTATCAGCTTAAAAAGGTACTGGAGGAGAAAGAGAAAGAAAATATGCCATAGAGCATAAAAAAATAATCATTGAAAAACTTGCATACTATCAAATTTGATAGTATATTTGCAATATCAAAATAACAATAGAACCGGCGGCAACGGATAAGCGGCATTAAGAAAATGAGAGAAATTACGATAAGCGATTATAAAAGAGCCTATGAATTAGGTAAAAAACACGCCGAAGAATGTGATCTTTGTGGATGGTACACTCCTTTTTTGCAAGCATCTTATGATTTAGGATATGAAGGTATAGAAGTTGATTTCAGCAAGGTAGTCAAAGCTGAAAGATATGGTGATTTACCTAATGGGTGCTCCTACAATTATGCTGACAATAAAAAAGAAATGGGTGTGTCAGCGTCTAATTTGGTCGGGGAAAAAGAAATAGGGTCTTCTTTATGGTTTACGGATAGAGAGAAGATTGTATTTGAAGGTATATTGCTTCCGGTAAAAGGTAGCGATGGCGAGCCTCTTTTACTCCCTTTGGGTGTCGAGCAGTATGATTTTTAAATTAATATCTATGAAAACATATCTTAAAAATAATTTCAACGGCGAAGAGATTGAAGTAACATCCACTACCAATCATCCAGATAGCAGCTATGGTAAGGCTGTTTGGGTAGACAAGGAAGGCAACGCCTACTGTCAAGTAGGGATGGAGGCTCCATTTTACACAGTAATAACAGTAAATAATTGATCTAAATAAGGAAAGGGCGGCAACCTATAAGCGGCGTAAGGAAATGACAAATAGAAAACTATTCGAACTTTTCGTCAAGAACAACACAAAAGGAAGAGACGGCATTACCCCTAATGCTAATTTCAAAAGGACATACGGCGAAATTTCATTTGAGGAAGCTTTCGAAAGCTATCTTACAAATGTCAACGATTATCTTTCCTTAAAAAGGAAAATAGACGAGTTTGAATCCTTCTTGCTAAAAGAAGGTTGCCAAAGGATCCAGAGCAATATCTCGGAAAGTAGATATTACTACTACGGAGGAATTAAATATCGCTTCAGTAGCCACGTATATCCTACGGGATCAATGACAGATAAGATAATGGGAGTGGTTGATTTAGCGGCTGATCCAGAACTCATAAATGATGTTATTTATTAATATGAGAAATATATCCTTGCCCCTTCCAGAGTTCGCCTTCGTCGAAGGTTCCGGCCACGAAAAAGGCGGAGATCCCTTATATGGGAGAAATGTCATCTTGCATACTCGGTCCGCAAGCGTGATGGAGGTCTTCCTAAAAGAAGATGCCGTATTAAAAGAAGATGTACTATCGTTAAATTTCTCAAATACCAACAAATTTGGGGTAAAAGAACGAATGACTATAGCGTTGCATTATTCGGCGACGCTTGACAAAATAAAAGATAGAGATATGATAATAGAGGAAATTCTAAAACCAGCAGCGATCTGGTACTGCGAATATTGTGATTGGGAGGATGAACAAGATGAATGATAGAGAAAGAATCGGCAAAAGAATAGCCCAGCTCCGCATGGAGGCCGGGATATCACAATACAAACTAGCTGAACTTACAGGCCTGGCCCCGGGAAACATCGCCCGGATAGAGACCGGGAAGTACAGCACAGGTGTCGACCTATTGTCCAAAATAGGCGATGCCCTAGGCTATAAGCTTGATTTCACAAATAAATAACATTAAAAAATAATATCATGGCAAGAACTATCAATTATGAGCTAAAGGCTCAAAAGATCAAGGGTCAAATAGACGAGTTAGTAACCGCTCTTTTGGAGGAGAGGAAAAATTCCCTTGACGAGAGCAATAAGAAAATAAAGATTGCAAATGTAGATCTGGAAGAGTTGAGCAATCTTGAGTTGCAGCAGTTACAAGTACGTGTATCTAAACTCTTACTAGAAAGGACCAAATAGTTCTATTTGCGCATCCAAAAAGTATAACGCCCGTGTTTTTTTCTGACATGGGCGTTTTTTATTGGTCTATTTTACTTTTCATCCCTGTTTTTCCGGTAGCCATTGACGTAATCTATAACCTTTCGGTTGGCTTCATCCACTTTTTTTTGGTCATAACGTATATATATGGAAGTAATGGAAGATCCTATCTCATGTCCTAAAGCGGCGGATATCGTCTCTTTGGGAATATCAAGCTCAGCGGCTATGGTAGCCCACGTATGGCGGGCCCAGTATGAGGACAAATCCGGGAATAAAGCTTTGATATACTTCTTTCCACCACGCCCTTTTCGCTCACATTCACCTATTTTTTTCAAGCCTAAGCCCATCCTGTGCATAAAATCCTTATAATAAGCGTATTCATTCAATACATCTATGAGATATCCATCACCCTTATACCTATTTATTATTTCCAACGCCTCAGGCTCTACTTTAACCGAATATAATTTATCAGTCTTTGCCCTCCTGTACTCTAGCCTATCCCCATTTAACTTCTTTGCAGAAAACAAATCTATACCATTAATACCTATGAGATAAAACATTAGCATGAATATATCCCTGTATTTTGTTTGATAACCCTCGCAAGGATAATCACGTAACATTATCAACTGCTCCACGGTCAAAGACCTTTTACGGGTTTCCTCTGTTTTAATAGAGAACTTCCTGAAAGGATAATTCTCTGTCACACCCTCATCTATGGCATAATTAAATACCGCTCGCATGTTTCTCATATGTATCGAACGTGTATTAGTGCTAAGACCTGCCTTTATCATATAGCTATCAAAATCCATTAACCATTTCTTATCTATACTTCCAAACGAAGGGTCACCACCGAAATCCACGATCTTGGCCTTACTTCCTTCATATGTCTCAATAGTACTTCTTTTTTGCTTGGTAGCTATAAACTCATCGAAGCAGGTCAACAATGTCCTCTCAGCCCTAGCCTTGCTTGATATGGCCTCCTCTATCATTTCTTTTAGAATAGAATCCGTGACGCTTTTTAGCTTATCCTCCCTTTCAAGCTTATATATAACATCCTCGGCCTTGTTCATCAACGAGCGTATCGTCATATTTTTGGTCTTATAGTTAGGCTCGCTCTTAGAGTATTGGTTCACATCCCAGTTCTCCTCTTTAGCGGTGAACTGGGTGGAGATATAAAATCTCTTGTTATGGCTAACATATAGCTTAACAGGAAAAGAGCCATCTTTCTTCGCTCTTCTCTTATCTAGGTAAAATGATATATTTCCCATGTCCGGTTTTATTGTGTTGCAAATTCCGGGTAAAATTTGCAACAGATTTGCAACACAAAGCTAACAATTAGGGGTATTTAAGGGCATATAAGGGTAGTTAAATATACAAAAAGGCATAAAAAAAGGAGCCACTTTACTAAGCAACTCCTTGATTTTCAATCGTCGGGGTACCAAGATTCGAACTTGGGACCCCCTGCTCCCAAAGCAGGATTTAAATACACATAAAAATTTAATTCTCAAACAATTAAACACTAATACAAAATAATTTGCAACAAATTTGCAACATTGTATTATTCTCCTTGAATCATGCCTCCTTGAGAATATTGTCACAGGCGAACTATTTATTATCCTTAACTCACCGAGAACAACGCCATACCATATAAATATATTTACAGCTATTGATTACAATGTCTGGGCGCAAGATGATTGACGCAATATAAAAAAACATACAAATGCAACAGAAAGTGATATACCATGTATTCCCACATAGAAAAGAAAAAAACGATTCGTAGTATTCATTTCTTCGTAGAGAAATATTTTATTTAGGCTTCACCCCCCCCCCATTAACTTTATTTAACCTTTCAATCGTTAAGCACCTTGGCTTCCCAAAATCAACTTTTATATCTTTTTCTTCTCGAAGAGAAATCAAAACACTCTTCAATTCTTCAATATCCCTGCTGTTTTTGGTACATTCTCGAACACATGTAAGCACGGTTTTCGCTAAAGCCTCGACCTTAACGACTAAATCAGATATAACAATCATACGCAAAAAAATTAGTATGTCATTAAAACATCTCATCTAATGACTTAGTTCTTTTTTAAAGAATGTTTTTAAGCACCTTTTGACACCTTTTTTATTTCTATCATTAATCTATAAACCTCACCTTGCAGTTTTAATATCTCCTCATCTTTCCTTTTTATGATGTCCTCATAAAAATTGATCATATCTGGATCAATAGATATATCATCAACTCGCTTTGATAAAGCAACGCTATCTTTTAAGGGTTGGCCTTTTCCCGTCAATATGTAATCTATATTTATCCTGTCATCGTTTTCGCATAAAGCAGACAACATGTCTGACGATATCGTCTTTTCCTTACCTCCCTTAGTTACGGGATTACTCAATTGGGAAATTTTCGACTGGGCTGATTTAACCCCAAATTTGCATTCTATCATATAAGGTGTTATACCTGCCTTATCTAATGTTTCCAAAAATCTCTCTATTACGCTCATGGATTAAAATTTTAAAGTATATTTGTACCAATATTTATTATAATAAATTCATCATGAGAAAAATAATCAATCTTTATAATAGGTGGAGAGAACGTAGACTTAGATGGAAAGTTATCAAAATGTTATTATCGACATCTTGTAATACTTATGATCCTGCGCAAGCCATATCTGACTCCAAGAACATTATAAAGTATATAAAAAACAACTCTTAGTCTTTTCTCGGCAATATTATTGGTATAGAGAAGCTCATAGAGGTTGACGACGCACTGCCAACATTGTCAATACTCTTATGCCCAATCCCTATTCCATTAAACATAACACCGATTCCATTTTCTCCTTTACTATTTTGATTTTCACATAGATTTATATTAAAATGTACATCTACAACCCTGCATTTTTCTCCAATACGTTCTGGATCTAACGCACAATCTCCACTTCTAACACCTATAGGATTTATCACGGCGTTAGTCTTATTTTCATCTTGCAATTCACTTACAGAATCAATTATATCCGATATGGCGGATTTCAAGAACTCTTTCAAATCCATAAACAACTATATTTCAATGCTATAACTAATATATGTTTTTAAACATGTTATACTTTATAATTTTAAAGCCAAAATTCTTTTATGCTTTAAAATTATAAAGTATATTTGCACCGTAATCGAATACCAAAGTAATATCAAACATGTAAGTATTCGAGTTAATGCACAAATATAACAAAAAAATATAACGATATGAGATTTAATGAAATAATAGTACCATATGGGGCTGTAACAAAAATTTCAAAGGACACTGGCTTTACCATTACATCAGTAAGACACGCATTGAAAGGTTTTACCAACTCAGAGAACTCTAGACTTATAAGAGAAAGGGCCAAGAAATTTTATAGAGGAATCGAAGTAAAAAAATAAAGAGTATGGCACGAGAGAGAAAGACAGGAAAAGTAGAGCCTATCCAAAAAATATGGCTATCAAAAGCGGAGGCTATGGCGTATCTGGGATGCTCAGATAAATTTTTACTGACACTCAGAGATCATGCCGAGATTATGTTCGCACGATGGAACAACACCATATGGTACGACTTGAGGAGTATTGATCGCTTCTTAAATCGGAACAAGGTAGGATGACAACCAAGCCCCATAGCTCAACGGATAGAGCGTCTTCCTCCTAAGAAGAAGGTTCCGGTTTCGATTACCGGTGGGGCTACTAAAAAAAGAGTTCTTTGACTTAGTGAATAAATCCTTATCCCCATAAGAGGATATACGTAAGAGATATAGGTATGGTGGTAAGGTTATGATAGGCGAAGATACCGGAAGGGATGATGATCCCCCGCTCCCGATGCAGTTCAATCGGTTCCGATGTTGGAGTCTACATATTTATATTAATGTACTATATAGAGGATATTCCTTGGGGTGTTATGATCCAGCATTGGTAAACCCTATCCTCTGAAAATATATCCCGGACTGGAGGCGAGAGCCGCTGATCGAATCGGCTTCCGGGAACGAACTAAAAAAAAGAAAGACATGGAAGATATTAAGATCAAGAGAGACATTCTAGCCCTCATCGGGCAAGAACCGGTAGGGAAAATGGAGGAACTTTTCGATTGGCTAAAGGAGAATCGAAATCATGAGGATTACATGATACGTTGCGATTGCGTAAACCGTTCCTATCCAAATCATAAGGCCGTTTACGATTGGATAATGACAGGTGATAAAGGGAAGACTGGTAACTCCTCCATCCAAAACACCGACCTATGGTATCTAAGGGAAGGAGATTTCCTTCCGGAGCCGGTATCGGGCATTTTCAACAATCGAGGGCCGGGCAAGACGGGTATCAAGCTGCTCAAGGAAGCGGGTAACCTCTTCCCCTCAAAGGAAGAAGCTACCATAGCCTCCGAGAAGGTCAGGGAGTTCCTTTGCTCAATAAATAATCCATGGTGTCTCTAATCCATTCAAAGGCGATTTCCAACTCCTCGATACGTTCTTGATCCAATCCTTTCTCGCTCATGGCCTTAATGTCTATATAATGACTATTGCGAGCACATTCTATAGCATAAGAAATAAAACGTCCACGATCCTTCGGATGAGTAGAGTCAGGGAAAGTGTCTAGAAATAAATTCAACAATTCTTTTTCGTTCATAATGCTTAATTTTTTGTTTCACATCGTAAAGTTAAGCAATCCCGCCAAGAGAGCCAAAGACTCGCAGGTTCCGGAGCGAGACCGGAGGCGGGACAAAACCATTTGCACTGTTTGACATGTTTATGTGTAATAAAGCTACCAAGACCTTAATATACCGCCGTGAGGCAGGCAATTAGGGAATATTAGTTTTTACTTAAACTGTGCCGGGGTGGGATTCCCCGGCAAACGCTCCCTTAGCTCAGTTGGTCGAGAGCATTCGCCTCATAAGCGAGAGGTCGCCGGTTCAAGCCCGGCAGGGAGCACGCTTCACCCTAACGGGTGCTTATTCAATCAGAAAATCAGTCACAATTTACAAAGCAGGTCTCCGTCCGTGAGGATATGAGGCCTTTCTTCCGAATTTTAAAAACAACAATATATATGATAAAGAGAAACCAAGCATGGTTCTGGAAGATATTCCGGGCCATAAAGAGCATTATCATCTTCTCGATAAGAATGATAGCGGCTACCGTACTAGGGCTGATATCAATAGTGTCAATATTTGAGTGGTACGAAAAACCTCTCAATATTCACCTCTTGATCCTAGCAATCATATCAATCTTTATTGTGGTACACCAAATAGTTATAATGACTTATGAGTCTGATAAATGAGAGACATCTACATCAAAGACCCCGACGGCGAACCTGAGTACGACGGGGAGGAGGAAACAGAATCCGAGGACGATCGGTATCAACGAGATTGGGAAACCAGCACTTTATATTGGTAAAGAAAATCATTCAAAATAAATAATCATGGAATCAAGCAGTTACGAGGTACTTCCAGTAGAAAGCCATGAAGTACAAATTTTACAGGTAGATGCGGTTGAGAGAGCAAACGTGGACTCACAAGTTGCGACCGCGAAAAGATATCCTAGGGATATCAGAAGGAGTATTGATAATTCCGTGGTAATGGCCACGATGAATCAAGACACGGCAAGGTCATGCAGTTATGCCTTGCCAAGAGGAGGGAAACCTATTACTGGGCCATCCGTACACCTCGCCAAGATAATCGTATCCAATTGGGGTAATATCAGGACTGAGGCCAAGGTTATCCAGATAACGGACAAGCAGATCATCAGCAGGGGTACATGCTGGGATCTGGAGACAAACGTAGCGTCCGCGTTCGAGGTTCGCAGGAGCATAGTGGATAGCAAGGGGAAACGTTACTCAGACGACATGATTACCGTAACGGGAAACGCCGCCAACTCCATAGCTTATCGCAATTCCGTATTCGCCGTTATCCCCAAGGCCATAGTGGACAGGGTCTATCAAGCCGCCCAAAAATTCATCACGGGGGATCTATCCGACGCTGACAAGATATTAAAAACGAGAACTAATATCATCAACAAGTTCAAGAACGAATACGCCATAACGGAAGAGGAGGTCATTAAGCTATGCGGCAAACAGACCAGCAATCAGATAGGCCCCGACGAGATCGCCATGCTGATCGGGATCATACAAGCGTTAAAGGACGGGGATACCACGGTAAACGATCTAATCCTTCCAATTCGTGAGACAAAGAAAGATGTCGATCAAAAAAAGGAGGCGATGAGACAGTCTAAGGGCAAAAACAAAGAGGACATGCCATGAACAAGTACTCATCCTATACCAACGCCGAGCTGGAGGAGCATTTATCAAACTACCTTATCGACTCTTGGAGTTACAGCAAGGTAGCCTCTTTCTCCCGGAACGAGAAGGAGTTCGAGAAACGGGAGATTTACCGGGAAAGATCCAGATCATCCTCCAGCACGGTAGCGGGTAACGCCTATCATTCGGCCTTGGAGTATTTCTTCATGGAGCTACAGCGCAAGGGGCAGATAATACCGATCACGGAAATGGAGAGGGTAGCGTTCTCACACATAGAGGAGGTACACCCGAATGATTGGAAGATACAGAAAACGACACCTACCGTAGAGGAATGCAAGATCGAGGCCACCAAGAACGCCACGAGGCTTATCAATAACTTCTACGGGGAGAAGGATATCTATCTTTCCGGTATCAAGGAGATAATCGCCGTGGAATCAAGGTGCGAGGAATGGGTAACGATAAACGGGGTGGACATCCCCCTGCCCTGCCACGCTAGGCTAGACTTGGCGATAAGGACGGAAAGCGGTCGGACGGTCATCATAGACCATAAGTCAAGGGCCAAGTTCACCGATGACGAGGAGCTAACGTTTACCTGCGGGAAACAGGCAATGACCTACGTCAAGTGCTATGAGTCCCGCTTCGGGGAGAATGTTGACGAGGTATGGTTCGTGGAGAACAAGATCTCGAAAAACAAGGACGGCTCCTCCCAGTTGAAGAAATTCGTAATCAATCTCGATAACGACACGAGGAAGCTTTACGAGGCCATATTGTACGAGCCGCTAAAAAGGATGATAGAGGCCGTGTCCGATCCGGATTACGTGTACATGATCAACGATAGCGACAACTTCGTGGACAGGGCCGAGCTTTATAATTTCTGGGCCAAGACGCTGATAGCGGAGGTCGATGATTTCAACGTGCCCGAGTCAAAGAAGGAATTGATATCGAAGAGACAGAAAAAAATACGGGACGCTTCCCTTGGATCGGTAAACCCCAAGGTAATATCCGAGTTCAAGAGGAACGCTTCCTCATTCATTCAATACGATTTATCCAATAGTAATATGACAAACAGCGAGAAAATAGAACATATCCTACGGACATTCGGGGTGATCGTGAACGTAGCCAAGGAGATTAACGGGTACTCGTCAGACACGTATCTGCTAGAGGTATCCGCTGGAACAAAGATCACGACAGTGATGAAATACAAGCTAGACATAGCGAACGCACTGGACGTGCCATCCATAAGGATGGGTAACGAGCTTATGGTGTATGAGGGAAAATCCTACCTCTCCATAGAATCACCGAAGAAAAGAACCAAGTCCTTGTACTGGGACAAGAAGTATATCGACGGCATGAGGATTCCCATAGGAACGGATAACTTCGGAAGGCTCGTGGTGTGGGATCTCGATAACAACTCCACGCCTCACGCCTTGATTTGCGGAGCTACCGGTAGCGGTAAATCCGTGTGTATCATATCCACGATAGAATACGCCCGCTTAGCCGGTATCCGGGACATCGTAATTTTCGATCCGAAATACGAGTTCTGTAATTATTCCTCCGAGAAATACATAAAGGTCTATAATGATATAGAAGAAATAGAGGCCAAGATGAAAGAGCTCGTACAGGATATGCAGGAAAGGGCTAAATCGAGGGCATCATGGAAAACGCTGGTGGTGTTCGATGAGTTCGCCGACGCGGTAGCGTCCTCCCGATCGGGAACGGAACTTGACATAAAGGAAATGGTCGAGGTTGGCCAGCGAAAGAACGCCTTCGGGTTCCTCGAGCCTAAAATGGAACTACGCACGGTCGGTCGTGAAAAGTCATTGGAGGAGAATCTGAAGATGTTGCTACAAAAGGGACGATCGCTTGGGTTCCGGATCATGGCGGCTACGCAAAGAGCGTCGGTTAACGTGATCACGGGAGACGCTAAGGTGAATTTCCCCGTACAGATTTGCTTCCGTGTACCCAAGGAGATTGATTCCAAGGTTGTCCTTGACGAGCCGGGAGCCGAGACGTTAGGCGGCATGGGGGACGGACTAATGAAATCTCCCGAGTATCTAGGTATCGTGAGGTTCCAAGGTTTTTATAAAAAATAACGGCCATGGTTAAAAGGTACCAGCTATCCGAGTCTTTCATTAAAACACTGTCCCGCCATCTATCGGTTATCCTAGAACACGTGGATTCCAAGGGAAGACCAAGGATAGCCGATACCGTAAGATTGGCCAAAAAGGATCTAAAGAAACTCGAGAAAATAATCCAAGATGAAAGAACTGATATTATGCCTCAATGAGGCTTGCTCTAAAAAGCATTGCCTCTGCCATCAACGGCAAAAGCATTGGACAGCCCCGTCTAAAAAAGATGGGGAAACTGTGAGGCCGGAATCGGCCTTACTTGACGGGAATACTCCTTGCAAAGGATATATCCCACAATATGACAGAAAAAAGTATAACATTAATTATTAAAGTATATGGAAAAATTCATCGCTCAAAACGAGCCTTTATCAAACAGGCCGCAAGTCCTAGAGGACTCATGCGACGCCGTCGAGGAGATCTGGTACAATCATCCTTTTACCGAGGACGAGTTGAATGAGATCAAGACCAAGCTAGCGGACACGTCAATTGATATAGCCGAATTGGAACAGGAGAAAGCGGACTGGATGGAGTCGTACAAATCACGGCTAAAACCGCTTAATACGGCCAAAGCAAAATATCTTGACCAGATCAAGCGTAAATCCGAGGATATCAAGGACAAGTGCTATAAGTTCCTTGATCACGAGAACAAGGAAGCCAATTATTATAATGGTGCCGGCGAACTTGTCTATTTCCGGAGGATGCAACCCCAAGAAATGCAGAAATCAATTTTTAATATTAATCGTAAAACAGGAACAGAATCATGAGTGAGAACAAATTAAATGTGGTTGTACCGAAAGATTATAGTGGTGCACCAATCGAAGTAGTATTGAGAGAAGGAAAAGCACCCGTAGCGCTCGACCCGAAAGAACCAACTCCCGTTGGTATTGAAGGAACGATTGACAGCCCTTTGCGTTGGCTCGAAAAACGAGTGGGGCTTATCGATCAAAAGCGGGCAAATATAACGGTAAACCGTGATGATATGGAAATATCTTTAGTGGACAAAGAGACTGATTACTATAGAAACCGTATTACTGGAGTATTACAGCCGTCCAAAGAAATGGTTGAGTTTGGTATCAATGCGGAAAAGAAGTGGGAACCTATCAAGTTATCCAAGTTCTTCAAGATGCATCGTGCCTTCTTCAAGGACAAATCAGAAAACATGACGCTGGTATCTGCCTTGAAAAACTTCAAGGCAAAGGTAAACCAAGACATAGAGCGAAGCAAGGAAGAGAATGGCAGCAGAACCGATAACTATTCGCAGGTGGTTGATTCCAATCTCCCGGGGTCGTTCAAGTTGAACATCCCACTTTTCAAGGGTTTTGCGTGTGAGGAAATCGAGGTTGAGATTTACGCTGATGTGGACGGAAGAGACGTTTCGCTATCCCTTGTGTCAGCTGGGGCAAATGAAGCCATTGAGGAATACAAGAATAAAGTGATTGACGAGCAACTGGATGCCATCAGAAAGATCGCTCCAGATATCGTAATAATAGAGATATAATAACGCAAGTTTCGTGTTTTTCATGGTATTAGATTTAGTTTAGTAATGATTATCCCCGCCGCCCGTGAGGATATGCGGGGATTTCGGGCGGTAAGTATTCCGGGATGAAACGTTACGGAGTGCATGACGTAAAGAGGCCGGTTCGATCCCGGCACCGTCCACGAATAACAAACACATAATCATGGGAACAATACAAGATTTAGATCACTTGACAATGGCCATATACCTTATCACCGCAATACTCGGACTTATAGCAGTGATCTTGGCAGGATTCTTATTAATAAACGAAAAAAGAAAACATCCATGGGAAAAGTAAAGAACATAACCTCTTTAAAGAACAGACTAGACCGTATATTCTCCGTATTTATAAGAATAAGGGATGCTGACAACAACGGTTATTGCCGTTGCATAAGCTGTGGGAAGATCGTGCATTGGAAAGAGGCAGATTGCGGACATTTCGTCAACCGGTCACATATGGGTACCAGATACAGCGAGAGAAACTGCAACGCTCAATGCAGGTCTTGCAACCGTTTCGACGAGGGCAACAACATCGGTTATGCCAAGGGCTTGATAAATAAGTATGGCATAAAAGTAATTAACGAGCTTGAGGTGAAAAAGCACTCTATCTCTAAACTCTCGGCATTCGATTACCAATTGATGATCGAAGATTACAAGAAACGAATAAAGGATTTGAGGGATCAGAAAGGCATAAAGGATTGAAATGGCTAAGAAGAAAGACGAGCAAGAAAAGGTGAAATGTGGCGATTGCGTGCACGGCAAGCCTCACAAGGGTCTGGCCGTATGGTGCGAGATATTGAACACCGGGAGGGTAGCTAACTCCTTCCGGTATTGCGACAACTATAAACGATAACTTAAATAAGAAAGATAAATATTAGTTTTTTGTTTGGCATTTTGAATTTGAGTTGTATCTTTGCAGTGTTTCATGCCAACGAAACATACATAGACATAGATGATGTGTGGATTTTTTATATCCATTCGACTGTGTTATATCCAAAGATATAAGCTGTTCGTTCTCCCTTGTTGGCTACACATCTTTATGACTTGTAGTTTCGTTGGCGCGAAATAGGGAAGCGGACAGCTTTCTTTTTGTACTCAAAATTTCAAACAACAATGCCAACGAAGTTGAAATTAGAGGAGAAGCGAAGTATAGTAACTTCTACATCTACGTCTAACAGTGCGAGAACTGTATCCTACCGAAAGTTTGAAACCGAGAAGAACGCCAAGAACAAGGCGTATTCCTTCATCCTCTCCAACGGGCTTTACGACGCGTTTCGTGAGTTCCGTAACAACTATCATTCAAGTGATCCACACGAGGATTGCTTGGAATTTCTTTTGTCTAAAATTTAAGCCTTACGTATTATGAAAGGAATTGAAATATTCAAGAACGATCGTTTCGGTGAAGTGAGAGTAGCCGGGACAAGTGAGAACCCTTTATTTTGCCTTACGGATGTTTGCCGGGTTTTGGAAATAAAAAATGTCAGTGATTGTAAATCAAGATTGGATCAGAGGGGTGTAGTTTTAACCGATACCCCAACATATAACCAACACGGGGCAGAGGTTATCCAACAACTTGTTTTTATTAACGAAAAGAACCTCTACAAGGTAATCATGCGATCCGACAAACCGCAAGCCGAACCATTCCAAGACTGGGTATGCGGAGAGGTTCTCCCTTCCATCCGTAAACATGGGGCGTATATGACAAACGATACACTGGAGAAAGCCTTGGCCTCACCCGATTTCTTGATCCAATTGGCCACAAACCTTAAAGAGGAACAACAAAAGCGTATCGAGGCCGAGCGGAAAGTAACTGAGGCCGCTCCCGCCGTGGCTTTTACTAACGCCGTTCAATCGGCGAACAATTCCTGCCTGATCGGTGAGCTCGCCAAGCTGATCGCTCAAAACGGGTATTCCATCGGGGAGAAAAGGTTGTTCGCATGGATGCGTGACAACGGGTATCTCGGAAAGCATGGTGAGAGATACAATATCCCTAACCAGCAATACGTAGAGCAAGGCTTGTTCGAGTTGAAGAAAGGCGTAAGATCCGGGAATAACGGGGTACTGCATACTACTATCACGCCGAAGGTCACCGGGAAAGGGCAAGTTTACTTCGTGAACAAGTTTCTAAACGCTCAAAGTCCCGTCATTTGCGCATAATCCAAGGATAACGGAGAGGTTGATGGACGAGATCAAGAGGACTATCAAATAGGGGATATTACTTGGTTAAATATATTTAATGAATCAAATAATATTGTAGGTAAAAAAGTTGATAAACATAGTTGACTAAACCAATTGATCGTAACGTTTCGATGATACTAATCATAGTATATAAGCAAACATATAAGTAACAATTACTTACATTAAAACAAGTATCTAATTCATATATCGAATCATATATCAAACTCGATATGAAATAGATATCAAAGTCGAAACACATTTGGTTTTGCTTGCAAAATCAACTTTTATCCATCTTATAAACATTTGATAACAAAAGGACATAAAATGTATAAGCCCCCTATTGCGCACCTTGATAATTGTCATTACCTTTACGGTACAAGCTAAGAATTAAACGATCATTATATGCAAGACTAATGGTCGAATAAAGATATTTTTTAGGGCATTTCTATATATTCCGTCTTGCACATTGGGAGTATATGGATTTGCCCCTTTTTCTTTGAAATAATTTAAAGAATAAAGATATGAAAACAAGCCAAGAAATGGTTCGAAAGATAGGCAAGTTTAATGTTATCCAACGAACAAGTGACGGTTATTTTAACGCAACGAACCTTTTAAAACAATGGAATGAATCGATTAAAACTAAATCCCAGAATTTCGGGGATTTAAAAACAAGAGACCTTGATAACTTTTGGAAAAGCACAAATTTAACTCAACTAATGTCTGAAATAGCTAAAAATGAGCTAGATTTTAAATCCGTAGAATTTACGGAATTAAAAAATGCGCTATCCAAGACGTGCAGAGGCAAGAAAAATGGTGGGACATGGATGCATCCAATCTTGTTTATAAAATTTGCCATGTATTTAAGTCCAAAATTTGAATATCACGTACTTAAATTCGTGTCTGACGAAATGATACGCTACCGCAACGATGCAGGTGACGCTTACAAGGAATTGTCCTCGGCTGTCATGAAGATCGTTCCGAAAGATTACATGCCAAAGGCGATGAAGAAGATCGGAGAGGCTTTGAACTGGATAATCTTCAATGGGCATGAGAAGTTGTTGCGTAACAAGCACGGTGACGAAAGAAAGCAACGTGAATTGTGGCAACTGGAGAAGAAAATTGCCGATCTGATAAACGAGGGATTCATTACCGCCTTCGATCCTCTTATTGACTATCTCCGCAAACTATACGAAAAGAAAAACAATCCTGCTGTATTCATCCCTGTAGCATAATACGATTGACATATTAAGATTTTAAAAGCCCCGGTCTAGGCCGGGGAGTATATTGTATTGTCTAAAAAAATAAAACTACATAAAAAATGGCATATCTAAAAAGAAACAAGCATGGGACGAAACAAAAAAAACGGTCTTGACTATTTCCCTTTCGATATTGATTTATTCCAAGACATTCGCATTAGAAAACTGATCAAGTATCAAAGTGGTAAAGCCGTAACAGTATATACTCTCCTGCTATGTATTATCTACAAAGATGGGTACTACATGAGGTGGGACAAAGAGTTGCCATTCATTATATCGGAACAAACCGGGTTCGAAGAGGCGTATATACTGGAGGTAATTAATAGCTGCTTGAAGCTGGGGTTATTTCATAATGAATTATATGTGTCTGATGGAATATTGACTTCGAAAGGGATACAGGAACGGTATAAAAAGATCTGCGATTTGTGCAGAAGAAATAGTGAAATTTCGGAATTTTCCCTTATTTCTTCCGAAGAAAAGATTATTTCTTCCGAAGAAAAGCCAATAAACTCCGCAAAAAGTACACAAAGTAAAAGTAAAGTAAAGAAAAAAAAAGAATTACTCTCTAGCGAGAGTAATAAGAAAAACGAGCCTAAAGGCTCTCCTCTCACCCCATCTCATCCCGGATTCAACCCTGATTTGGTTGAGAAACCTTTGGATGAGTGTAAAAAGATTTTGGAGGCTAATATCGCTTGGATCGAGACGGTATGCATGCAGCAATACATAAGCACCTCTCAGTTCAAAGACTATCTGGACGAATTCTTCAAGGATATGGCTTGCCGGGATGTTGGTATGAAGTCTCCCAAAGACGCAAGGAGTCACTTCGCGTCTTGGCTCAAAATTAATTTGAGGATCAAATCAAACGAAAATAGCAATGGAACATGTAAACAAGATAGGGATACGGATAGAAAGTCAAAACTTGCCGGATATTTCCAAGAAGCCTTCTCTGATTGCGGTAAGAGTGATTGAGCGTTACGGTGATGGATTATGCTTCGCTAAGACCTTCAACCCTTCGCTGCAAAAGGTTTGCGCCCAGAACAAGGAAAGATCATTCATGGGGGAGGCACCTTCAATAGCCACTCTCTTGCAAGCTTACCCAGAGAAGCAGGTATCCGCTTGGATAATGGCTCAATTGGAGAACCTTAACGATTTCACTGGCGTAAATGGGAAGATAGATACAAACCAAATGATAGAGCTTGCCGGGATCATTGAGACCGAGTATTACTTTCTGAAAGCCTCGGAATTGCTATTGTTTTTCCACATGTTAAAGGGAGGATCATTTGGCGTTTTTTATGGCAATGTAGACCCCATGATGATAAGCCGTGCCCTGATAGACTTCAAGGTTTATCGCCGCCAACAGCTAGAAGCCTACGATCGGGAAATACAGCGCAAAAAGCGTGATGAGCAATGGGAAGAATGGGGGCGCAAGGCCGTGCCCTGTCCGGAATATTTAACATTAGCCAAGGCTTTTTCCGAGAATATTCAAAAAGATGATTCAAACATACCCGTTAATGGTAAAGAAAACTGATATAGAGTAACATGGAAATAACAGAGAGATTGAGAAACACCCCTACCGGCTTTGTTATCCAAGTCGGGACAAACAGGGTGCAAGTCAAGCGCTTCGAGGCAATATACCAAGGGAAAGCGGTCGTATGCAGGGGATGCCTGTTCCGGGGCGATGGAGCTAGGATATATCGAACGTATATCACGTAAATCATCTAAAGGCAAGATCAAATATTTCAACTCAATATCCAAGAAAGGACTCGAATACGGAGAGAATCAGATAAACAAGAACAACCCTAAGGAAACTCAACCGGAGTGGTATGTGGACAAATTCGATTCTCTTATGTTAGTATTGGGATTTTCAAAGATGGAGGAGTTGAACTATGCAGGCTAAAGAATACGATTTCACGTCCTTCAACGAGTTCATTAACAAGGTTATCAATCCATCGGAAATGTGCGAACAATTGACAGACCTTGTATTCAATTACTCATGGTGCATCAACGAGGAAACGGTGGATCGTTTCAAGGACGATATCGCCACGATCTATATGTTGCTTGGGGAGTTCAAGAAACTCGCAGAGCAGAACTAATACTTACCCGGGGTATTCCGTCCAAGGGGTACCCCCTTAAATCAACAGGAGAAAATTATGAGAAATAAAGAACTAATCGCTCTATTACAAGAGCAAGACCCGGAAGCGGAGGTAATGATACGCACGTCCGATGGAGAGTATGAGTACGATCCGGTGGACGTGACGTATGACGAAGAGATAGAATGTATAATTATTCAGGAGGGGTAAATATGGATAATAAGAAATATTTTAACAACGAATTATAATATGAATCAAATTTGCACGAATAAAGAACAATCATCACGCCTGTTAGAGGCCGGGGTGAGACCGGATACGGCGGACATGTATCTTGACGAGTTCGAATGTCCGGTCGCATTTGAATATAGAAGGATTGAAGGGTACGTGGGTCAAGATATGGCATTCCCGGCTTGGTCTCTATCCAAGCTGATAGACATGATGCCTAAATCATACCAAGATGATATTGACGGGATGGTTTATTACCTATCCGGAAATTTCGTTGAGTTAATGTACGCATCGGACTGGATCAAGGACGGGGAAGGTGACAATACTTACAATTGCGCAAAATCCTTCGACAAAGAGAACCTGATGGACAATGTGGTTGACGCTATCGAGTGGCTCATCAAGAGAGGTCACTTGAATAATAAATTCCTAACAGATAAATGCGGCGATTGCCGACTTATCGAGGATGAAGACGCTAACGGGGAAGCTTGGTGTTCATTTCACCAAAAGCCGGTAAGGTGCGATAGTAGAGCTTGTGAGGATATTTTAGTGAAAGGAGGATCAAATGATTAAGGCAATACTACCCGCAGTCATTATGCTTTCAGTAATATTCATATTATCCTCCGGAATGACAATACAGTTTAAGCCTTTCCATATATCTTTTTCCCAACCCTTCTTCGGCCTAGGACTCATATTGATGATAATAGGATTTATGTTATGCTTAGGTTCTTTTTATTTCAAGGGCCGTGATAGTATGGGATATAACAAGGGGTTTGAAGCAGGATGCGAATATGTGATAGGTTTAATTAAAAAAGAAAATAAATATGAGCAAGATTGATTTCAACGCACTCCGTGACCGTGCGTACAAATGCGCATGCGAGCACGGGTTCCACAATACAGAGTTAATTAACGAGCATTTCCTTTGTCTTGTTATCAGTGAGCTGATGGAAGCCGTGGAAGCGAATAGGAAAAATAGGCGCTTTGATAAAGAAAAGCATAAACTCGGTGAATATGCAGAGTGTCAAGGGTGGTTAACAACTGAAGAAAAGTTTATTAACGTATTCAACAGGTATATTAAGGATACCGTGGAGGATGAACTTTCAGATGCGGTTATCCGCTTGCTAGACCTTGCCGGATCGTTAGATATCAGCCTTGATGATATCTACGATTTCACGAATGAACCGGAATATAAAGACTGGAATTATGTTTTAAAGGAAATGTCTTTTACTGAGAGGATGTTCTTTTTGACATCTATCCTAACCGAGGATAGAGATATAGCGGAAGTAATCAAGGCTTCGATAGTAATTATATTTCTTAATGCGGACTTGCTGAATATAGATCTCTTATGGCATATTGAACAGAAAATGAAATACAACGAATTAAGGGAGAATAAACATGGAAAGAGATATTGATAAGAGACAGACAGTAGAAGAAGCGGCTCATTTCTTCGCTGAAAGCAGGAGTAGCGGTAGTGCATTCCCGGCGTATTATCAGGGATTTATAGCAGGTGCCGAATGGGAAATGGCAGAAGCTATTAATGCTCACTGGAAAAGTTGTCCAAACCTCTCTAATGATCGAATGTGCAATCAAATGAATGATTGCAATCAGAATTGCGAGTTCATGAGGTCTTTTATTAGACTATTAAGAGGAATAGTATTAACCGAGCCTTAATGGTAAGGCTCATAATTTAAAAGATATGAATATGGCAACAAAATATAAAATAAAACAACATGTGTGGTGTACAAACGAAAGGTATAAGTCGGAAGTTGGCGTTATCGCTGAAGTCGTGGAAGAAAAGGCTTCAGTTAAAACCAAAGATGGGCCACGTGAAGAAAACCTTTATTGTGTTATGCTCCATTATCCTAACGGGAAAATGTATTTCGAGGAATTTTTTGAATCAGAGTTAGAGTTAGTAGAACATTAATAAATAATGAATTTATGGTATTATCTCCAGAAACAGTCAACGCCTACAAGGAACTGTTGACAAACCCCCAAAAACATGGCTTACAATTTAAGCCACTACATGAATGTTTTGAAGAAATAGAAGAAGTAACCCCCAAACATTTATTGTTTGAAGACTTCGCAAATTACCTTCAAAAGCCTTTGCCCAAAGTGATATTTTATATCATAATGGATGAATTGTACTCTCATCTGATAGATAAGGATGAGAAAACTAACAACTTAGGATATAGATTGAAATTGATAGCAAAACAGTAAGAAATCATGAGATTAAGACAAGCCAAGAAGATAATGAAAAACTTCCGGTTATATCCCGGGATGTTATGGCTGTATGGAACCCAAAGAGTCGGCAAAGCCAACAATATAGTGCTGCATCATTATTCTAGGGTGAAACCCGGAATAAAAGCATGGAACGCCTTAACGGAGAAAGATCCGCTATTGGCATTAAGATTACTTAATGAATTTATCAAAAAAAATAAACAGGTGACATGGAAGAAAACATCAAAGAGAAAGCTATCAAACTAGCTATAGAGGCTATGAGGCCCTTACCGGTAAACTCTTTCGCCGGATATTGCAGCGTAAGCGATGATCGGTCTCCGGAAGAGAAGCATAAAGATGACATGAGATTCTGCAAGGAGTTAAACAAGCTTCAATCGGATATGCTCATAACCTTGGCCAGCAAGATAGAAACATTCCTTAATGGATAAAAAAGAAAGGATATCGCTTGCTTTTCCGGGAAAATTCGTAAGTTCGCGGCGTCACATTACACATAGGCGCTGCAAGAGAGTAGGCCAGCAAAGATGAGAGAAGCATAAGCGGCTCCCATAATCCGTTCATATATCTTTGCGATATGTGTGGTGTGACAACTTTTGGATTATGTGGGGTCGCTATTTTTTTATTCATCTAACTGTCACACCAGATGAAGCAAACAATTCTTACAAAAGAAAGTAGCACAGTAGAAATCAAACGCTACTTCATGGCAGTACTCAAGCTGTCAAAATCAGATCAAGAGTTCCCCGTGAACCTTGACGAGGTATACCCTTTAGTGTACAACAAGAGATCGGATGCCGTAGATGTCTTGCAGAAAACATTCATGCAAGATATTGACTATCAAGTTTTGAGGCAAAATCCGCAAAACCCAAAAGGTGGAAGGCCAAAGTTGGAGTATCTATTATCCGTTCCTTGCATGGAATTTTTTATCGCCCGGAAAATACGCCCAGTGTTCGAGGTATACCGGAAAGTCTTTCATACGACTGTCGCTAAAAACGCATCGACTACATTGGAAGGGAAAAAGATTCAAGAACTAAAGAAGGATATATCAATGTTAGAGAACCGCCTCAAATGGACCAAGATCACCTCTCAACAAGAAACCGATCTCAAAAACTCCTGCTTCTTTTATCTTGTCGGGAAAGGCTTATACACCGAATGGCACGAGTGGAATCAAGAACGGATAACTAAAAGGATTACGGAAGAGATCAAGAGATCGTTAAACAGTTGAATTTTAAAATTTAGATTATTATGGAATCAAAATTAATATTATCAAAGAATAGTAGTGAGAATGAAATAAAACGTTATTTCAAGGCCGTGTTAAAGTTGTCGCAATCTGATGACGAGTTTCCAATCAATCTTGACGAAGTTTGGCCGTTAGTCTATTCTGAAAAAGGGAAGGCCGTTAGAGCATTGACTTCAAATGAACAATTTATTGAGGGAGTTGATTACAAGACGCTTGCCCAAAATGGCAAGCAAGATGAAGCAAGTTGGGGAGGAAACAATAAGATTGACTATAAACTTACAGTTTCATGTATGGAGTTCTTTATAGCAAGAAAGGTAAGGCCCGTTTTCGAAGTGTATAGAAAGGTCTTTCATAAATCAGCGGAACAAACGCTATCACTATCCGACAAAATGAAGGCGGCTTCGTGGGCGGCTAAGTTCCTAAACTTAAACGATAGCTCAAAATTACTCATGGCAAAGCGGATACTTGATCCATTGGGCTTGCCTACTCCGGACTACACGGGATCCAAGGATCAATTATTATCAGCCACCGAACTTCTGGGAATTAACGGATTAAAAATATCCGCACAGGCATTTAACGCAAGAATGACCGCAAAGGGATTGTTAACGACCTTGCAACGACAATCCAGCAAAGGCATGAAGAAATTCAAATCCTTGACAGCGGACGGACTTAAATATGGGGAGAATCAAGTAAACCCTAATAACCCCAAAGAAACACAACCCTTGTATTACACTCATCTATTCAGTGGGTTATTAAGCGATATTGGGCTATAACAGGCACATCAAGTGCCGTATCCGGGCCATCACCTCATAGAGGTTGACAGGCTCGAAATCCAAGGAATCCGTGAGGCGGTCTATCTCCCGTCTTGCGGATTCCTTCTTTGCGTGTCCTTTATTTTTGGTTTTCTTAGTCATCCATGGCACACATATAAATCCAGACCTTGCCTTCCGGAGCGTCATCATCCATGAAGTAGAAATTAATAGCATCCTCGATGATCTTTTTCTCGGCGTCCGGGCCGAACCATTCCGTGAACTTCACTTCTTTGTCGTGCCACGCTGAATTTAGCGCAACGTAAACATCCCAAATATTAGCGTTGCCCGGTACGCTCATGCCTTTAGCGACGGCGGTTACTTGCTGGATGTTCCAGTGCTCACCCTTATCCTCCCCCGACTTGCCTTTATGGTGCATTGCCGCCACGTCCATCTTAGCGAAATGCTCATTATAATGAGGACCGCAAAAAACCTCATGTATATCACGTATGGTCTCGTCATACGTGTCGGGATCTTTCTCTTTTAGACATTCCATCGCCTCGTCCAGCTCGCATATGGCCTCCCACATCTTTTTTTCGGATACCATCCCTTTTGAGTGGTAATCCTTCATCAGTTCTTTGTAACGCATGATCTTGCATTTTAAACATTAATGAATCAAGCGCCGGGAGCCGCTGGAAAGGTAGCGGAAATAGTCAATGGGGTAGCCAAACTTACACCGTAGGCACGGTTACAACACTTGACGTTCTCGGGCGTGACTTGGGTGACGAGAGGGGTAAGAGATATCGTGGGAACAGCACCAGCGGCCCCGATAAAAGCTACCTTGAATTGCTCGACCCATTGCTTGGTAACCGTCCTGCAGGATCCCTTGGGCGTATAAGCCACAAGTACAGCGGCATTGATCGTAACCGTCGTTTGCGTATTCACCGTACTTTGCTCGGCGACGGTGAAATTGACTATGCCGGTAGGCTGTACGCCATTGTCTGCGCAATAGGCCTGACATAAATTCTCCACTACATTAGTCAAGTATTGTTGGCTGGTAGCGGCGATCGCAATTGGTGTTAATTGAATCATGATCGTAATTATTATTGATTATTTATTTATCCACATCATCACCTTGTGGAATAGGTTCCTCTGTCAATACCTCGTATGAGCCGGTCTTTTCCGGGACCGGAAGATTGTAACGCAACAACATCCTTAGTTCCTCCAAGTCATCGGTCTCGAACTCGACCTTTCCCTCAAACAGGGAAAGCCCGCCGTTTCTTATAGCGTCCTCCACCACCTTGTGCGCCAACTCCGGGATAGCCTCATCGGGGATGCCTTGAAGGTACCGAGCCAACATCGGCTCAACTAATGAGGATGACAATCCGTCTAGCAATGGGGATATCTCCTTGGATATGCTCCACATGGGACTTACCCAACCCGTGGAGCGTAACTTAGCGTCTATGTTCGCTATGAAAGGAAGTTGTCCCAACCGAGTTCCCAAGAGACCTTGGATAGCGGGCTGTGCCCACTTATTGAGCACAGCCGCCAGTTTTTGAGCGTTAGAGTACATGGCCATCATCAATTACATCCGCAACATCCCGTATCACAAACCTTACGCTGCGGGATCACCAACTCGCTCAATGCCGCTAGATCCGCGATCTGCTGTTGCATGCATTTCAATGTAGCGGTGTTAGTCCCATTGTAAACGGCTTGGTTCATGTTAATTGAGGCTTGTTCCTCCTTGTTCCTGTTGATGATTGTCAACAAGCGGTCATAAACATCCGCCAACTTTTGGTCAGTGTAAGTGTTGGATTTCAACAAGGCGATCTCAGAGTCCTTAGCGGAAATCTTATCCATCATCCCAGCCTCATAGCGGGAAATAGGCCTGTCTTCGGATGTGATTACCTCAACCGGACCGCCATATCCAGCGTTCCTTACGTTGCCACAACCACCCAAAAGATTCCCGGCGTTCAATCCCAAGAAAGAAGCGATACCTGCGGAAGCTCCCACGGTGTTGTAATTACCTTGGCCTTGCCCGGTGACACTGTACTCCTCACCATTCATTCCTTTAATTCTCATAACCTAGATTTTTTAATGATCATATCCGGGTTATCCCGGACACCACAAAAATCCAGAGAAGTGCTCTGCTAAATAAATATCTCCTTGCTAGCTTGTTGCGAGGTTGTTGCTAGTTCTTTGCGGAAGGGGATGACACAAAAAAAAGCGCCGCCAATTTGTGTTGACGACGCTTATTGTTGTTTAAACCTTTCAAACTAAAGGCATATACAACGCTTGATTTTTATGGTTGGTACTTTTTATTTCTACCGGTTCCACCTGTTTCCAATACATGCATTGTAGCGTGTTTGGACTAGATATATGTTTCACTTTATTTCTATCTGAGTATTTATCAAAACTATTCCTTTCTAGGAATTCATCATACTCCTTGGCTATTTTTGGTTCATCTAAATTTTTCATATCATTCTCTTTTATATAACATGGAATAATTTTATATGGTAGACAGGAACTCTGACAATGAATCCATGTCCGAAAATTCTTTAACCTCACTGTCCTCATGCATATTCCTCGGTTTATTTCTATTGCCTTTTACTATTTTCATCATCAGATCTATAGAGTCGCACTCATTTTCCATAGATACCCTCACTTTATCTAAGGCCAATGCCTCTATTGTATTGCATAACTCATCCGCAAATGATCGAGACATAAAGTATACATCCTTAAAATCAATGCGTACACATGGACTATTCAAATCCTTAGCCCTCATATAGATTTTTTTAGCTTCTGTCCTAGAACGAAGCTCTCCCCTTATCAATTCTGATATCACAATTGTCTTTTCCATGACCTTCATTCTAAATATTCATAAAAATTAAACATCCTTTCCTCTTTATATGGTATCCTTAATGCCACTATAGTTCCATCCCATTTTATATAATTAGGAAGTCCTATATATGATGTCTCTTCCTCAGACATAAGATGAAACGCTTGCCCAGACAGCAAAAAATATGTTCCTCCAAGTCCCTTAGACAACATTCTCTTGCAAGTACTTATACCATAACCACGATTCTCGGTATCTGGCAAATTTTTAGTCGATATACCCTTTCCAGCGCTTTTTAAAGCCTCCACATCATTAGTTATACCTTCTTTGCCAGATTTGACATAACTTCCCAGTATACTTATACCATTATCCGCTATGCAAATGTCTATATAGTTCTTTGACGGATAATACTGAGCAAATATATAACCAAATTCACTCTCTGAATGTTCAGATATATTGTCTATCGTTTCAGTCAGCATATAAGATAAAGCCTTTCTCAACTCTCCTTCAATATTTAGTTGCCTTATCATTATATTCTCCGCAACAGATAGTATATCGTTTTTTATACTATCCTTGCTCTTACATCCCGGGAACTTTATTATAGGAATATATTTTTTCATAGAAAAATATTCCATATAATTATGAAAATCACCTACATCGGCTGCTACTACACCTCCCTCGAAATGAATAGAGTCAAGATAGCTTTTAACACTATCCGATATATTCCTGCAAACCACATTCTTACCGCATTTATCCCGATAAAGCATAAGAGGCAATAAGAAAAATGGAGTCACAAATGCCGTATATTGGAAGTTCCATATGAAATCATCATCATCAGAATTCTCCATTTTCAAGATTATCCTGAATAAATGATTAAAGGCTTCTCCTATCCTAATATCATTTACCGCATGTGGCATATATATTTCCATAATGCAACTTTTCGTATACAACAAAGCCTCTGCCAAGGCTGGTTACTTGACGAGGCTATAAAAATCACCTTTTGTTCCGCAAAGGTCGCACAAAATTTTGTTATATGAAAATTTTTTCATAGACAAATCACATGTCATATAACATAACACGCCTCAGACCGTACCGGATAGCTCCTCTTTAACACTCTCCACCGTCCTCCTCAAATAGTAACTCCTCCTTATCCTGTCCGGGTACAAGTTACGCATCCTGTTGACCGCCTGCCTCGTCATCCCCGTCAGATCGGATATGATATTGTCGCTCAACTTGCGATCGGCCAGTATCGTTATAGCCACTCCCCTAGCGTCAACATTGCGCTCCTTGTTGTTGCTAAACATCATTACCGGATCGGTCCCGCACTCCTTGCATACCGCCTCTATCACTTTCTTGTAAAAAATTTCAACCTTATTCATGAACTTTTTATTTCGTGGTTTGTTTTACTATCAAAGCCGGGCACAAAAAATGCACGGCAGAAGAAATAAGAATCTCTCCCGTCGTGCAGCGATAATTAAAACAAACTTCCGATCCGTTTTAATTCGTGGGGAGATTCTTTCTCTTTATCTCCCCGCCAACTCATCCTCACGGAGTCATTGGATAACACTATGTATCAATATTAAATCACCCTCTATTTTTAATGATCCACCATAACATGGCCGCAATCATTCCTCCTACCAACAGATACCACCATACCCTAGGATGGATAAGCCTCGTTTCCTTATCCACGTTTATCGTTTCTCTCTCATCGGTAACTACCGTCTCATTATTTGTCCTCACCTCTGTCATATCAGATCCGGACGAAACGATCTTCTCGCCTGATTCCTCTCGCTCCTTTCCTATGGTTATATCGGATGTCTTGACAGGATATATGTTCCCCACGCTGTCTGGAGAAGACCACTCCACGACCAAGATCCGGGCGCTCAATCTCTCGTTAGATAATATCCGCTCTATGGCCGAAAGGCTGTCTTTTTTAAAGATACTATCCGATAGACTGACACTTGTAGTGGCATGCCTCTCCGTATCCGTGGATTTCTTGGAAGTTCCACAGGCACAGAGAAGGCATAACAATATGACGAACCATATTTTCATAGTAGATTCCACCCTGCTATAACATCCGACATATCGGCCTCCCTCCCATTCTCCACCTTGCTCATCCCGGCGACAATCCGGGTCATTTGCTCACGATCATTCAAATTGATAGGATCATCAGCCGGGATGCCGGCATAATCGGATACGGCCTTAATGTAGGCCTCCGTATCATTCTCGTTTTCCGGCGCCCAGCGACCTATCATCTTGCGGATCGTGTCAAGTTTATAGTTTCGATAGTAGTTCGACAAGATCTTAAAGATCGCCCGATAGCCATACGTCATCATCTCGAACTGCTTAAACGATTTGTCCTTGCTCGGTCTAACCTCGCCTTGAAATAGATCGCTGTTGATCCGGATGTTTCCGGGGTTACATAGACGCAACCCTCTCGGTAATTTTTTCTCTGCCATTGTTATTTGATTTTATTCGTATATTTGTGACGCTTTGTTAACCTTGCTATCCTTCCTTGTGAGAGGCGGGAAGCGAAAATTTATCCGGCTCCCCTATCTTCTTGGATCTGGGGAGCCTTTTTTATTCTTTGTCTTGTTATACTCATCCAAGAAATTGACCTTGCTGATAAATTTCACGGCGGCAACCCAATACAAGAAGGCTATCACCTTGTTATCCGGGAATACCTTGCCCATGTTCTTTAAGACATTGGTCCCGTAAAACCATATCATCGCCCACGTAATCCAAGACACGAAAGCCTTGGCGTTATCCTTCGATATATCCATCATCACGCCTATCCAGAACGAGATGATTATGATCAGGAAATAGACTAGCATGTACACCCAGCTACGGATGAACTTGCTCTTCCGGAAATCCCCGTGATCCGCAGCCAGCCCCCAGAACGTGTCTATGAAGGCCAATGATAGGATCACGACCAAGAAGTTCTCGATTGGAGACATGAAGTCTAGCATTGTCACCACGGCGGCTATCGCCATTGTCTTTAACCAGTTGCCCGCTTCTAGCAGGTAGGGGATGTATCTATCCATTCTTCCGATCCTTTTTTTTATTTAGTTATAAAACCACTACGCTCTCATCCTCTCTCGCCGCCTCCCACTCGGCGAAATCTCTATCCACAGCGATCAACTTCTTCACTATCATGGCGAACGCCCGGCTGTCTACATCATGTGCCAAGTAATGCTTCAGAAATCCCAACACGGTATCCAGACAAATCAGTATCGTAAGGAACTTGACAAATTCCCAGTCTCCGAACACGTAGCGTTCAAACAGCTCGGCGATCGGAGACAGGGGGATTGAGACGAAGGTTATTAGTTTGAGGTTGCGCATAAATATTAATAATTGATTTTTTTAGTAGTAATATCAATAAGATTAGATGTATTAGTTTTTATTAGTATATCTCCATCTAGATCAATGCCATCAGATGTAAATTTATGCTTTCCCTCAGATATAATAAGAGGGTTAATGAATTTTCTTGTTTTATCAAGAAAGCCTGTTAAACATTCTCCATTACGGAAATATCCTGTTGTCCAATGGCCAGCAGCTTGAGAAGAAGTAACGAATTCTTTATGAAGAATTTCCCATGTTAATCCCATGTCTTTACTAACAAGAATAGAGCAATGTTGTGGTCTTATTGCGTCTTCTGGATAAAAATTCACAACACTATCATGATAATTTTGCCAATCTCTAACCGTATTAGCAGATTGAGTATCTTTCCAATTTTGAAGAACTTCGCTATCCGATATAGCTTCAATAGGAGGAAAATAACTCAAAGCATTAACTGAACTATCTATCTTAGTAAATGCGTATATATTATCAGTTACATCAGATTGTCTAATGGCAAATACTGTATTAGCCCATATCCTTGATACTTTCCTATGTGTTTTATCATCAGAATAAATTAAATCTATATCACAATGGAAAGGACCATCACTACCAACAAGAATTCCATATGGCGTTGCTAACATTGCTGAGCCTTTAACTGTTAATGTTATATTCAAATCTATCCAAGTATTTCCACCATCAACAGATTTAAAAATAGTATTAACTTCTCCAACAATAACGTATAATGAGCGATTATACTTATTGAATATAATAGAGTGTATATGTCTACCATTAGATGTATATCCACTGTCATTAAAATTAATAATGTGTTTCCATGTATCTCCACCATCTGTAGACTTATATATCGAAGGATTTTCATGACTTAATGAATATACTCCTGCATATAAGTTTCCTTTATCATCTTCACAAAAAGTCCATACGGTATCTCTATTATCTTCTGATTCTGTAGGTATATCAGAATTCGGATTGTACAATTTAAGAACTTGTTTAAAAGACGAGTCTCCATATTTTAGCTTATAAACCCCTCTTTCAGAAGAAGATATGTTACTATAAGAATCGTATGGAGATATGAATACATTTAATTTTGAATCCATATAAACTCCTCTCCAATCAGTAGCACCAGATATATTAAGAAGTTCCGTTTCACCATCGTATCCTATTTTAACAACTTTCCCCCCACTTCTTGTAGCAATAATTTCTCCATTAGGGTACATTACAGCATTCACTATATAATTATCTGAACTTTTAGTATCTCCTTGATATACTAAAACTCCTTCTTTGGCTTCATAAGCAATAGGAACACCTGTTACATTCTCTTTAAAATAAACATTAACATTAGAAGTATTATCATTGCTACTTTTAAATAAATATTTCCTACAAGTGTTTCTTACACTATTTGTAAAACTTATAGCAATATAACAATCTTCTATAGCTGTATATGTAAATTTTCCGAAAGCACCATTCCCCGCAGCAACAGATTTATAAAATGTACCATTTTCATCAGTAATTGATATGATAGAATGAACATTGCTTCCACCTGCATTAACTATAATCGTTTCCCCTTTTAATAATTTTATAGGAAAAGAATAAGATACATCAGAAGTGCTTGATTTATAAACATTCCCATTTATGTTAATATAATAACCTTCAGTTAGACTTAAACTTATATCTTCTATTAGATCTCCAATACGAGATTCTGCATTGTAATTTTTCAAAAAATCATACAATAGTCCGCCTTTTAAAGAAATACCATCTCGATATAACAATATGATTTTACCGTTTTCATAGAAAGATCCATCACTGTATTTTGATTTTTGAATAGTTACTAAATTATCTGTAGTTCCTTTATACGGAGCGTCATTTAAATCAACAAAAATAGCTTCAAAATCATTTAACGTAATTTCCAATCCATTTTCATCAGCAATATAAAAATTTTTTTCATCATTAAATATTCTAATAGTTCCAAAAGTTTTAACATAAGATTGAGTTGAACTTTCTTTGATAATATTGGCAGACTGTTGTGTTATTATATAATTATAAACAAAATCTTTAGATTGAGCATTTACTAATAAGCCATTAACAACCTTATGATTATCTCTATAAGCTAAAACTATTTTATTTTCTAAAGAATCTAAATGTTCATAAAAGTCAATTTTAATTTCTTGCAAATTATCCATCTTTCCAGAATAATTAGCTGGTATATCAGAAATATCCACATAAGCTATTTGAAAATCATTCAAGGTAATTCTTTTTAAGCCTTCAGAATTAATATAAAAACTTCTATTATTTCCAACGAATAATCTCACTACTCCATACATATCCACATTAGAAGAATCAATAAGATTAACAATACCAATTTTATGTTTAGTTATTAAAAAACTATTTTGGTTGAAATTTTCTTTTTGTTCTTTTAAACGAATATGATTATATATACAACCTCCAGAGACATTTGTTTTATTACGATAAAATAGTACTAATATATCTGGAGTAAATATAAAAGATCTATCTGTATAATTAGATTTTTGTATAGGTATAGGTTTATCTTGGTCATTTCTAAAATTCTTAGGATATAAAGATAAATCTATATAAAGAGCTTCAAAATCATTTAATTCGTAAGTTATATCACTATCCCCCACGATATATAAAATTCTATTTTGACTCAAAGCTATTCTGCAATGTTTGGATAATTTAATAGTCGATTTATCAATTCCATCCGTTATATGCGCATTAGAGTAAGTAACAAATACTTCTTGATAACAATTATTTATAATATTAGTCACCTCCCCCCTCAAGCTCGTCTCCCTCGCGTCCGTGTCAATCCACGGTTTCGAGGAATGGGCTTGCGTAAACTCATATATACGCCCATCCTTTCTCACGATATCTCCCGCATTGTACACTCCTTTATCGGAGAATTCTGGGAACTCGTCTATACCGGTAGCCATGTTTGTAGAATAAGTATCCTTTATCACGTTTCCCTTGTCATCCTTCACCGCTTGTATCGCCATGTCAGCTGAGGTCTTAGGAGTCTCATAATTTACTTGGGATGACTGATCTCCCAAATGGACAGCGTCACCATCCACCTCTCCTATTCCCTCTGATACATTTTTAAAATTACTGTTGATCTTATCGACCATCTGCGCCCCGTTATCCGGAGTCTGACCATTTCTATTATCTTTGATGGGTTGTATCGTTATAGCCATACATCTATTTTTTTTATCGTTTTTTATTATTTTCCTCCGCTCTCAGGCAACATTCCTATTATCTCATCCCTTAAGCTATCCAAATCAGATTTAGTAGCGTATCCGCTAAGATCTGAAGACGTTAGGAAACCGCTGACATCCGGAATTTCCGACCTGACATCGTTTATAGAATCGCTTAACTGGGTCTTCGTGACGAAAAGCTCTATGGACTTACTGACAGAGAAGACCTTCGTATCGCTAGGCTCATAGATCTCACCTCCCTTTACGACATCCCTCTTGTACATGAACAGGAAATCGGCTAGGTAAGAGCTGAACACATGTTCCTCATCTATATAATACCTGTCCTTATTGGACATCACGTTCCCTTTCCTAAAAAAATACTTATCCGTAGAGGCGGATGAGTATACAGTATAGTCCGATCCCATCTTGTCATCCGTAACGCTAACCGTAAGCACGTCCGGTATCCTAGGTCTTATCCCTCTTCTCGTAGAAGCGTTATTTCCCATAAATCAATCCTCCCATGATAAATCTTCGTTAGTAAGCACATATCCGTTAGCGTCCACGAAATCGTCACGCAGGAACCATAGATTGGGAGAATCCGCATAGTCTTCTTCTTCGTATGGGGATCTCTCCAACTTGACCGTATAGATATATTGTGGTGAGCCCTCCAATACTACTTGTTGCTCTGGAACGCTGGACTCGCTCCTCACGTATCTCTCCCCGTTTATCTCCACATGGCCTAGGCATAGGATATTGTTCAGCAATCTCCCCATCTCGAACGGGACTCCCCTATTATCCCCAAGGGTAAAAGTCATGTCATCGTACGGAACGCTATATAGCTCTATGAGTTTCTGGTTTTGAGTACGAAAGAACTCGTTACTCACATGCAATGACCTACCATCCGTCTTGAAACCTCCCTCTACGGCTAAGGTAAATACTCTCTTGCGATCATCCCCCGCATCGAATATGGCCTTGAACGGAACGATATTATCAGGATGGGTATATCTTATCAAGGAGCATTCGGCAAACTCGTCAATGTCACATTTACGGAACACGACACTCTCCAAGGATTGGTACCCCGTCATTATCACGGCCTTGTAAATACCGTTGTCAAGATCCATCGTTATCATGAACTCATATAAATAGGAAGTATTGTTTATCTTGATCTTGGAGGGATTCACCCGTATATATTGCCCCGTGGAGAGATCGTATATTCGCATATAGCAGCTCACGTTACCCATCAGGCATTGCACGATGATAGGATCGTTATCCCACCCAATCCTCTGGATATACTCCACCGGTCTCTCCACGGACGGGGAACTCACGTCAAAAAGGAGAGGGCAAACCTCGCTAATGCAATCTTTCAACCTCATATACGCATATAAATAAAAAGAGCCGCACCCAAAGGATACGACTCCTCCGGGAACGGCTCTTAGGCTCTGAGACAAAAGTAAGTATTATTTTTTTATAATCAAACGGTTATGTTATGTTTTTAAGGAGCAACTCATAATCTACCGTCTGACCTTTCCCGATACGCTCGGTTATATCGGACACGTATCCCACGTACGTCTTGCCGGAAAAGGAGCATGATACCCGTCCCTTATAGTTACCCGGGAACGGGGATAACCCAATTGTAGACACCTTTATCTTATCGGATCTCAACAACCTATCACTATCTTCTATGGAAATCCCTCCACGTTCCGATATGCCTTTTATGGATACATCGGCATTGCCCTCCGAGGACGTGAACATCAAACCGCTAGCGGACATACCGACGTATCCCTTGTTGGCCATCAGCATATTCCTTGGGGAATAGGCGGCGTTGAACATGGTATCGGGGAATAGAACGCCGGTTATGGGATATGATGGCTCAACGATCATTGTACGAGGGGTTAATCCTCCACTTCCAAAGACGGCATCCACAATAAACACGTCATTGTCCGAATCAGTGTCCTTCGTCTCCTCATCCCTCTCAGTCACGAGGAACTCTATGCCATAAGGATCGGCACGATAAGGGCTTATCAACTTCAAGACATTGTCCGTGGCCTTTATCCCCGTGCTGAATGAGTTCGTGAAATGAAACTCGTCACGCCCGTTTATCTCGTCGTATTCCTGTTTGTCGTAACCCACTTCCACGCCGCTATAGACTACCGAACTATCTATCGTATGAGTCATGGAGTTTATCTCCGTCAATGGCAACGGATCGGTCACGGAATCATAAAAATCGCCCAGAGGCTTAAATATAACCTTTCTGTTGACATCATCTATCTCCCAGTCATAGCCTAACACGGCCTTGGCGAACTCCGTGAACTTAGAGAATGACGTATGTATCTTTGCGTCCTTGATCCCACGTATGCTCTCAGCCGCCATGATATAGGGGATCGGAATATTCCCGGTCTTTATTTCCCCGGTATAATCCTTAAGCCCTATCTTTTTAAGCAAGGATGTCAGCAAATCAGAAGCTCTAATGGCATCTATGGTTACCGGATCTCCTTTTGCGATATACGTTACGCTTATATCTTTCACGTTTAATAACGTGGCTTTCGCATATGTAATTATGCTATTGGGATAAACAAAAAATAACATTAATTCATCACCTTCCTCTAGGTCTATGCCTCGATCGATATTAACATTTACGATTTGTCCAATACCTGAAAAGTAGGCTATATCTTCTTTGGGAAACTCTATCTCCTCTTTTTTCCTTTTACCTAAACACAAAGAAGGCATGAAATCCATGTCATAAGAATCAAGCCTCATATCAAACTTTAATATCAATCTTATACTAACCGGAGCTAAGGCTTTCACGAACGATGTCATGCTATAATAAGATAATTCTCCAACATGGGAACCTATATCAAACTGCTCAATCATCCCTTTGATAGGAAAATTAGCGTCACCGTATACCATAGGGAACTCCGTGGCAAGAGCGAACCTTATAGGATAAACATCCGGGTCTGTCTGTTCATTATCTGGGTCATTTGGATTTATAACCCAAGATACCCTATTATTAAGATATATTCTTTTATAAATCAAGCTTATTTTATTTATATCACTCACAGGGATATCAAAAGTCTGCGATTTCTGGGAGTTGATAATGGAATAGGTATCATCATCGATTGCGCTCAAGGTAAGCGTATACCCATCGTCACTATAGCTCATAAAGTCCAAAGAACAACGATACGCCTCTTTGTACGTAAGATCGTTAATTTGCCGATATATCACTATCTTTGCGGAAGATTCAATATACTTGGATAGGTATAAATCCGTCAAAAGATCGTAAGCTCCTTTTACGAACTCGAACTTCTTGGCGAACTTACGATATATTCCACCAAAATCCTTTCGAGTAAAAGATAACTCGATATCATCCCAATTCTTTAGATCGTTGGTTATATCCGTCTCCTTACTGTCTATTATCAAAGAAATCTTTATCATAAGCGTATAAATAACAAGAGCCGTCCGAGGACAAATACGTCTCCGGTACGGCTCTTTGGCTCTGTCACAAAGATAATGACTATTAAGATAATATCAACTAATCAATCGTCTTATCTTTCTCGATCACCCGCAAGAAATCCCTTACGCATGACACGGCCCTCATCTTGTCCATGATATACCCGTCCTCGTAATTACCCTCGCAACTCAAATTGATAAGCGTATCTATCATATCGTCCATATCCTTAGAGAACAGGCAAGTGGACATACTCTTTATCTCTCTCATCATTTCCGGGGTTATGGTCAAGTCACCAATAACCAACTCATGAGCGTGGTCAACCTTGATCTCGTTACCGTCGGCTTTCACGACGATGCTTTTAATCTCGTTCTCTTTCATATTCAATCAATCTTTTAATATTCCACAATTATTTTCAAGTCACAAAATGTTAAAGTATTGGCCGTACGCCTTTATATCGTACCTCAATAATATATGTATATCAATTAGTTTTTGTCTGATCTCTCGATCAATGGAAGAATGCCGTTTCGTTTTAGCTCCTCATATAAGAACAAGCGTCCTTTCTGAGTCCATTCGGTATTAAGGCTCACGTCCGGGCTGCCGTTGGAATGAGTGTAGTTGTGAGTGGAACTATGGACATAGCCCTTATTCAAATACTCCCCGTACAATATCCATTGCCCGTTGACCTTTCGTTGTATGCGGAGATCACGCAACAAGGCGTTGAATCTTATGGCTGTCATTCCATAATCCTGCGCTATCTGGGTGACAAGAACGGTCTTCTTGCTCTGGAGGATAAAACGGGCATACTCGCTTTGATGCTGTAGTTCCACGTTCTCCGCTCTCAATCCCGTTATCTCCTTATCCTTTTGCTCTAGCCTCTTCTGCTGCTCCTCTATTCGCATCTGTTGCTGTGCGGCTAGCATTAGGGCCTCCCCGTAGGATTGAGGCACTGGGTATTGTTGTTGGAGCGAGCTATGACCTGTAGTGAGAAGCTCCTCTATTCTCTCATCTACCCATATCGAAAATTCCGTTGATAACTTCTGGGCTACTCGGAGGGCGACACGTTGATGCGCCCAAGTTCCGGGATTATTTCCGCCTCTTGTAATTATCAGTAAATCAGCCAAACTACAATTTTGTAGTTTGGAAAACTTTTCACAATAATCGCTGATTTCCTGCGAGTTAATAATATGAGTAAGATTTTTATCAGGAAAAGCTTTCGCTACCTCTGTAAGGTTTACATAAACAACGCCTTTCCGTACACGCATGGTAACATTATTACCATTATAAGAAAAGATTTTCCCCATTTCGGAGGGGTTAGCCGTACCTAATACAGCAATATTATTGCCGTTTGAGTAATTTTCATTCAACTGTAGCATAAACAATGAAAATTAAACATTAAACAAAGAAAGGCAAGAAGTACCCCACTTGCTACAGTTCTTTATTATGCCATGGGCTAAATAAAGTATGGGTACAACTTGCCTATATATTTTTACATAAGTTTCCTTATGGGTATAAAAAATCCCATAGGCATAATAAATAATAAAGAATTGTAGCACTACAAAGGTGCGAACTATTTCCAACATATGCAAATTCGAAATCATATTTTTTATTATTAATTTATTTAGTATTCAAAATTTCCGTAACTTTGAATGCGTTCATATTTGTATATATCCCCGTTAGCGGCTCAGTCACTTCCGCTTTCGGGGATTTACTTTGACTGATTGTAGCGGTCGGGGAATCGAACCCCGACAAGGCCATCCTTCTAGTCCCTTAGATCGAGACTGTTGAAGAAATCCCTTAACCGCCTTGCTTCCTTCATCCCGAATGTCATAGTGTTGCCACCAAGTTCCGAGTGAATCCATAATTCCTTGTCCCCGTCAAAGTCCATCAACTTGACCAAGACTTCCTTTTGTTCTATAGCGGAGAACTTATTCCCGCTTAATTCTGGTGTTCTCATACGCAAAGTTTATAATTAAAAAATAATCTAACAACATCCTTATTTTAAGCACAAAACAAAACGGATAGATAACGATAGATAAGGACAGATAACGGTACCTAAAATCGCATTAATTTAGAACCATTCTAAATAATATATTTTATTAACACTCTATATCAATGTATTTCAGATAGATAAACAATAAGACCATCAGACACTAAAATCATCCTATTTCTTATTATTTCATGCAATCATTTAATTATCATTGAAATAACTCCACCAAACCCTCCGGCCGTATTACCGGAGGGGCATCTACTTCCGATCCTCTCCCCGTCGTTCGAGTTATCCCGCAAGCCTTACGCAAGTCATGTCGCTAATTACGCTCATGAATCTATCGTAGGTCTTTTTATTCCATTCCTTGTGATCCGGCATCCAGTCATTGAATATCTCCATATAGACTACCTCGTGAAATCTGTCCTGTACGGTGACGCATAAACCGCCCGTCTCCGGCATTACGCCTACGTTTATATGTACCGGTTTCTTTCCGATCATACACTCCAACGCAATCCTTTGTACGTTCTTCAATACTTCTATCGTTCCCATATTCCTTATATTATTAATGTATAGTTATCAATCACCCGAATAAACCCTGTTACCGTAAAGGCTAGCCATACCGACATGAGTAAGTCTTACAGCATGGGATCTTTGCGCAAGCTCCTTGGCAAACGCCGCACGTTTTTCCGCAAGCTGCACCATCGCTTTCGCCGATCCCCAAGCCTGTTTAAGGCACGAGCCGAATGTACGTCCGTATATTTTGCACTCTCTATAGATCTTATGCGCTTCTTTCATGATCTCACTCTTGTTATATTTCTGTGTTGCCATTGTACTGTTGTTTTATTTTGATGATGCAAATGTAAGATGATCGTTTTGCTTATACAAGAAAAAGAAAGATTATCATTTTATATTTAACAATATTTAGTAGCACGATCGTTTTACATTTAATTATTCTATGTAGTTTTGCATAAACTTAATACTGATCGTTATGATAGATAGATTAATAATTAAAGACGCAATTAAACGTCACGGTACATCTGTTAATGAAGTGGCAGACAAAATGGGCATATCAAGAGTTACGTTAAGCACTCACATTAATGGAAATCCTTCAACGGAAATTCTTTTAAGAATAGCGGATGCAATTGGATGTCCGGTTACAGAGTTATTTGAGCAACCAAAGAAAGACTCTCTATCTTTCACGTGCCCTAACTGCGGTCACCCATTGAAAATAAAGGTGGAATAATGTTGTAAAACACATATAATATCATAAAAACAAATACAATAAAATATATATTTGCGTAATATTAATCAAATTATATTTAATAAATGAAATACATAATACTATCCATCATGTCTATTTTGTTAACATCATGCAAAAATGGATATGAGAAAAATATAGATATAATGTCAGGTAAGGTCAAATCATATATTAATGATATGGCATTTAAGGATAATCTTAAAGTTGAATTTCATAGTTTTACTCCTATTGGATATGATACTATAGACGAGAATATTATTGACAAAATCAAAGCTGCTAAGTATATAGAAACAGCAGAATCTTTTCTAAAAAAACAAAAAGAACAACTTAGTATAATCAAAAAAGAAAGCCAAGAAGCAACCTTGTATAACAATATAGGCATGAAAGATTTAAGAGATATGTCTATTAATAATGCACAAGAGGCCAATAAGAAACTACAAGAATACGGAGACTCTTTAAGTTATTACACAGACATGGCTAAAAAATTAGACACCTTGATAGATAATCGTAAAAACCCAAATACAATATTTAAGTTTAAAGTATTCTTAAAAACATCATTTGTAAAACAAAATGGAGAGAACGCTTTTAATATCCTAGACACGCTATATTATGTTTTTGATAAGGATCTAAACTTTATTCCAAAATATTTCACTGAATAATTCACCTAACATTTATATCACTCATTCTCCTTCTATTTTAGTTATTTTCATTATTATATAAAATAAACATCATGAAAGACATCATCATTACAACAACTTCTTCTATAGAAAATAAGCCTATTCAAGAATATTTAGGGTTAGTCTGCTCTTCTTTAGTTATAGGCACCAACTTGTTTTCAGACATATCAGCATCTTTATCTGATATATTTGGGGGTAAATCAAGTTCATATGAAAGAAAACTTGAGATTGTAAGGGAAGAAGATATATCCGATTTAAAGAACAAAACCATAAAAAAGGGAGGAAATGCAATACTAGGGTTGCACATAGACATTGATGAAATATCTGGAGGTGGAAAATCAATGTTTATGGTATCAGCATCAGGAACTGCATGTAAATTGCAAGAAGACAACAATCAGGACTCAATATCTTCTGCAAAAATTCAAGATACAATAGAGAAAATAAGGATAATAAACCAAATAAAGGAAGCAAAGCCTATATCAGATGAAGATTTTGAATTTATGATAAACAATCCTTCTACTCACTATCTCTATCCTCTTATAGAAAAGGATATTTATTATGCAAACTCTGTTGATCAGTATGATAGATCTATACTCTATATAACTAAAGTTATTTCTAATTTACCATACGATATAACAACAAAAGTTCTATATAACAAACTAAAGGAAGACGTATCAGTTCTTGATATTATAAGAAAATGTCAATTATTTGATCCTTCTTTAACTTTAGACTTGATTCAGATAGATTTAAAAAAGGCAATAGGCACAATGAATGCAGACAAACCTTATTATGATAGGAGTGATCTACAAATTATGGATAAAATTATAACCCAAATAGATAACTTGCCAGACAAAGGCAAATATGAGATTGTAAAAGGGTTATTTGGAAAAGAAAATAAAAAGTATATTTGTCCTAATGGGCATAAAAATGATATTGACCATGTTTGTTGTAGTGAATGTGGAGAGAACATAAAAGGACTAAGTCCTAATGAACTATCCATATTAGATATGTTTAAACTAAAAATCCAAGCCATACGATCATCATTCAATTAAGCATTTCCCCTCCCCGCATTTACGCAAGGAGGGGATTTTTACATGAGACAATCCAATGTTTTGCTAAGGAATGCCCTAAACGGATTTAAAGACTCAACGCCAAAAACTATATAACATCTGTCATTCAACTACTTACGACTATATTTAATCTTTGTTAGTTTTTTTAGCTAAAAAAATTTTGTTTGTTATACAGTTTATCTCATCTTTGTGTTGAAAACAACAAAGATGAATAAGTATGGGCACAGTCAAAAACAGTAAGGACATGCGGCCCAAAGATGTTAATAGCAAAATTGTGACCGCTGTTTCAGAAAAGAAGGATACCCAAGTAAAGTTCAGATCCCTTACGTCTAAAGAGTTACTTGATAGAAGAATTGATATTTATCCTTATATGATTTGAAATGAGTTTTTATTACCCTTATAGGTTTGTCCAGAATTTCGAAGGAAAGTCTGGACATCTTTTATCTAAAAGACTATATTCATTTAAATCTACCAAATCTAATCTTACTTATTGGGTCTGGGTGGAATTATATGATTATAATGTTTATGCTATAAAATTCCATTTAAAAAATCATAGACACAGTAAAAGAAAGTATAATATACTATCTAGCACATTTGAGCCTAGAACGATAATACATACATGTATAAACATAATGCTTGACATATACCATCAAGATGATCATGCATCCTTTGGATTTATAGGCTCTAATTTGGACGAAGAGGGAATTGATAATACCAAAAGATTCCGTTTTTATAGCAAGATTATGGCAACCAATTTTTCTGATAAATATTTTCTACATACAGAACTAAAAGATAAAAGCGCATACTTAATGGTTAATAAAATCGAATTAGAGAACAATCCTAATTTGATAAATGACATCCAAGATGCTTTTACAGAGCAATATGAATATTTCGATTAAACATATATCCCCTTGCTGTCTCACGACATGAGGGGGCTTATGAAAACTAAATCAAATCATGTCTATATTTTGCAAACATGGGGTCAGCCTAATTTTCGGCACACCCCTTTCTCTCTGATCATATTGGAGATAATATTGTAGATATACTCAATAAAACGATGCTTCTCAGCGATATCCAAATTAGACTCTCCGTTTTTCTTCTTATAGCTACGAATAGATATATGATATAGATAGTACAATTGATCGTATATCTTGCGCCAAACATCCTGTTGTTTCACATTATGGGCGGAAGAGTATCTATTAACCATCTGTCTGATCTTATCTCTTAAACTCATTTCCGGTATCTTTTCCGTTGAAACAGGAATAGCCAAAAGGAGTTTTCCATTTTCTTCTCGTTCTTGTTCTATCGCTTCTATTCGTTTTTCCACATTGGATATCCTGTTCTCATATTCCAAGTTGATGTTAGCTTGCATGGCAAACATCTGTGCGGATGAAAGAGGTTTGCTTTGCTCTTTCAACGCTTTCTCCATTTCTTCGAAAGCGTCATAAAAATCATTCTTAAACCTTAGAGCCTTAATCCCGTTATATCCCATAACAAGGATAGAGAATCCTTTTCTATTCATAATGTATACAGGATTACTTTTCCCGGTAGAATCCTCATAAGTATCTATAACAAAGGCTAAACTCATTTTTGAGTTTAGTTCTTTATCCTCTGTATTAAGTAGTTTTTCTATGTCACGAATAACATTGGCATGTCTTTTCCCAAACTTCTCTGCCACTAGCAAGCTATTAGTAACAACTTGCCCATTATTGCCTTTAAATACTAAACTATCCATATTATTAAGTTTTTAACTATTAAAAATATTCTATATTGCTTAATTTACGCCCCATGTTTACGGATGGAAGGGAGAACCTCTCCGCATACCCAGTCTTGGAATGGTTCGGCTTGCGGCTTGTCGGATCGCATGATTACCTTGTAGAGATTCTTTTCATTGACAAAATTCATTTGCTGTTCTCTACCGATTGAATCGGTGACCCCAATCCGAATGGGGGCATCCGTCAGTCTTGATTGTACAGCGTCTACACGTAATCCTAAAATTTTGCAAACATCCGCAAGGCAAAATAAAGGGTTCTCACTTGTCCCGGCTACTCTCACTTCACCGAAACGATCGTTCTCAAAAATTTTAATTGCTTCCATATCTTAAAATTTTAATTGTTCGAAATATTTTCTCCCGCAATTTTAGCCATAAGATCAAAACGACTTTGTTATTTTGATTACTTCGGCACCTCTTAATGAAAAAGCCTCCCCGACACGAGCCACAACACATCGTATCAAGGAGGCTGTTAGCGACCGCTGTCGCCCAATACCTTTCCAGCCCGTTGTGGTAGACCAAGCCAGTGAAAACAAAAAGAGCCATATCCCGCAGGGTATGACTCCTACCGGATATGGCTCTTAGGCTCTACTGTCTTCTTATATGTCCAGCAAATATAATAAAAGGATTCGGTATATCAAAAAAAAACTATTCCCTCATTTTTCTTCGCTTATACTCTTGAAAAGCAGCGTCATCGTTAGATCTCTTGATTGTTCTCCCTAAATCATAAATAGCGGCTTCAATCCTTTGGTTCGCTCTGATTATCCCTTCAGCGTCGAAATTATTGACGATCTGAACCGGCTCGCCTTTCTTATTGTGGGTGATCCAATACATGTTATCCACGAAGCGGCTAAGGAAAGCCGGATCATTGAGATCCGGAACGACCTCGGCTCCCGCAGGCAATGACAGCAAGGTGGGCTTATCCGGGGTGATGTACGCTTTATCTCCTACCAATACCGCCTCGCTACGGCCTCCATCTCCAACGATAGCCAAACCGCCGGGGTGATTGTCGGTACCATGGGCGTATTTGGGGATGGGCTGGGCTATGATCGTGGCGAGTTGTACGGCTCCGGTAGCCGCTATCATCGCCGCAAAGATAGCTCCAGCGATAGGTCCCGCATCTTTGTAAGCTACCATTATCGCATGTGCCGTGGCCGCAATAGTCTGAGCTATATCTATAGACTTCTGGAACTTAGCCTGTCTAGTCTGCAACTCAGCTTTTTTCTTCTCCAGTTCCTTGTTCTTGCGGCTGGTCTCTTCCTCCGCCGCACGCTTGCGGGCCTCGGCCTCCTCTGTCGTTATTATATCTTTCTCGGCAAGAGCGTCTATAGTCTCAACCTTAGCGTCATACTCCTCTTGGTTGGCCTCTATTTCCGCATCTACATTATCTATTTGACGCTGGAATAATGAATTACCGATTGATATGATAGCAGAGATCGATTCTTGTATCAAGCGCTTTTTAGCCTGTTCTACTTTTTTTCGCACCTCTTCCTCTCGTTTGGCATCCTCTATGATTTTATCGCTGGTCTCTTTCGATAACTGAACACGGAGGCGAGCGATCTCCTTCTCTTTCTCTAGCCTCTCATCGCCTTCAAACAAATACAGATTTGATTCAAGTATACTTAATTGACTTTGTAAAGACTCCATAGCATACTGATGCTCCAGATCCGATTTCTGTTTCTCATACTCTTTTTTCTTGATAATACCTTGCTCATATTGTTTAGTCAAGGCATTAAGCTCTTCGTTTATCTCTATCTGTCTTTGAGAAAGGAGTATCTCGTTCTGAGATTGCTCCGTAGACATAAGACGTTTTCCGTAATCATTATATAGATTCTCTATTAGTTTTAGATACTTTTCCTCTATCAACGCCCTGTCTTGGCCTGTTTTGTCCGCCTCTCTTAATTCTTTATCCTTTTGTAGTTGCAATATATCCAAGCGAGCGTCAAGCTCTTGCAAACTTCCCTTTTCTGCAATCGCAAGACGATTTTGAGCCTCCTCATTAGCCCTTTGCTCCGAGATCTTACGGTCGAATTCCGCCAACTTCTTGCTTCTCTCAGCCTCAATAGCCTCGATTTGCTCATTAACCCTTACGCCTTTCGTCTTTACGTCATCGATACGTTTTTGGAAAGATTGCTCCAAGAGAAGACGGTCTTTCTTATACCCCTCATCCATCACATTAAGACGAGCCTCCTGAATATTCCGTTCGGCCTCCATCTCTAATTTCTCCCTACGCTTGGCCTCTCGTTCTATTTGCTCCTGCTGTCGTTTAAGTTTCTCCTCGTTAGAGTATAGTTGAATATCGGAATTGCCTAATATTTTATTTTCTTCCTCCCTCAATTTAAGCATAGCATTCAGATATATGTTTCCCGCCTTTTCAGCCTCCTTACCTTCCTTTTCTATAGAATCAGCCGCTTTGCCGGCTTTAGCTAAAGCTTCATCTGACGTATTGTAAAAGACTTCAAATCTATCAGTCAAAAATAATAGAGATTGAGATGTTGGGTCTAATACCTTTGTAAGATCAAGCCTATCCCAAAACGTAGGATTTTTTCTTCTGTTTTCAGCCTCGATTTCCTTTTGTAACGCTTCTGTGTATTTTTCTTGAGCTAATTTTTGCGCAGCTGCCGCTTGTGCCCTTAATGACATCGCATTAATAAAGGCCTCCGTATTATCTACTAGCAGATTCTCAGCGTCATTAACATCCGTAACCGACACATCTAATTTCTTAAACTCAGAGGCGTTATCAATGATAAACTGCTTCTGCTTATTGAGATTATCTCCTAAATTATTCCATTCCGCCTGTAAGTTGCGTAATGTTACAAGATTCTCCCCATATGATGATGTCGAGTTCTTTAAAGCCTTGGCATAATCCCCGGTGGATGAATTCAAGTCTCTCTGGGCTTCCGAAGCGGCCTTAGCCGAGCTAGAGGATGACAATAAGTTTTTACCCCACTCAAAGATATCCTTACCATATACGGTAAGTAGAGTTATACCAACCGACAACAAGGTATTCCAAGACAAAGCGGACTTAGCTATTTGCTTCCATACGGGAACACCTTTCAGTCCCTCCTCCCGTAAGGCGGCGTTCTCCTTCCTTATCCGAGATATTTGGTCGACCAATATAGGGATATTGTTAGAGATAGCGAGGAATCCGGTCTGGAGCGATACCGAGAATGCTGGAAACTCACGGGTTAATTGATTGATTGCGTTTCCCATTCCATCCCAAGTGGAGACATAATTACCCACGTTTCTCTGATGCTGTCCCAGACTTTTATCAACAGATTTTACCTGAGTATCCAAAGCCGCTATATTCTTTTGCAACTCTACTCCTAACTTACTGTTAGCGGCTTCCGTGGAAAGCATCCGATACGCCTTTCTCAGCCTCTCCAATTGCAACGATTGCTCTTGATAACTATCGTTGGCAGAGTTGATCATTTTTGTCTCATTCGTAAGAATGTTCAACAGTTCTCTCAAGGATTCTCGATGAAGCAATTCTGCCCTTACCAGATCCTGCCTCTTTTGCACGGCATCTTTAGTTGAGATAGCCCCGCTTTTCTCCATTTTATTCAATTGGCTTTTCTCCTTGGATAGTTGGGCCAATATCGTCCTTTCTTGAGCGACCCTGCGTATATTCTCCTCCCTAGATCCCAATGTCTGGTCAATGAGTCCCTTCAATTCCTGACTTATGACAACCTCTTGTTGCTTGGCTTTCATGTTCTCCGAGATAGCGTTTGATTCCTTGGCCATGGAAGAGGATGATTGATCTAAACTATTTTGAACTTTCCCAGCCGCTTCCGCATATCTCTTGTTAACCTCTATCAGCTCATCAATCTTTCTCTTGTACTGGTCATTGGTCTTATTGAGAGTGTCAATCGTGCTTTTAAGCGCTGATACATTTTTCTTGTACTCCTCGATCTTGGCGTTCAACTCTGACAAGCTTGAGGGATTTATCGTCACCCCTTTCCCTATCTCTTTTACCAACCCGATATAGACATTCTGCGTATCCGCTAATTTCCTATCCAGACGCTCCAGTTGATCAAACGCCTCTTTCCCTACTATATCAGTGATCTTAGTCTCGTTTCCCGCCATAATTCCTAATATCCTCTAATTGGTTAAACATAATCCTTATCATATTCCCGTACTCGGCCGCGGTGAACGTGTCTGGATCGATACGCATCTTGAAATAGGTGGACACGATCATCCTCTCACGGGTGAAATCTTTATCCTTGGGGTCTACCACCTTAGACTTGTTCCTATCCAGAACGCTCAGGCTATATTTCACCTGCGACATCTTGGACTGGATTCTCTTTTTAGCGACGATCAGATCTTGCTCTCCCGGCTCCTCCGGCATGCGGATACCTACCCTGCCAAGAATATCCGAAGCGTCAGCGTACATCATAGCGTCTATCAAATGATCCGCAGACTCCAACAGGATAAGCTTGATATTGCAATCCACCGTCCTTGACCGATCCTCTATCTCGATAGCGATATTCTTGTTCCCGGTTATAACGGAATACTCGTCAATAAGCCCCATCGCCGCTTTCCTTAACTCCCCATCGGTGGGCTTGGTCCTCCCTCCTTTTATAAGGGCGTTAAGATTTCCCTTGTACATCTCTATGAACTTGCATAGAGGTATCTCATCGCATGTCGTGTAATATGATCCCATAAAATTAGCTTTAATCATAAACAAAAAGAGCCACACCCCATAGACGTGACTCTATCGGGTATGGCTCTTAGGCTCTAAATTATCTGTTTTATATTATCCCCAAATATAGGAATAATAAACTATCATGCATCTATTTAAGGATAAAAAAACGACCCGAACACAAATTCGGATCGTCTCCTTCACTAAAGACGAACAAAGAAATCAATCCTTGCTCCAATTTCCGTAGCAATCTTGGCTATAGCCCTCTCTTTCCAAGGTATCATGCGCCTCTTGAATGTCATGTTCCCTAAAGCATTCATTAGTGTAAGAAGTTCCATACTCGCCACCGTTCTCTATAACATCCATGGCTTCATCTACATCATAAGGTTTCATAAGCTTTCATTTTAAAGTTAACATCGCAATGTTACGAAATCATATGACAAAACACAAGAATCCTAGGATGTTTGACAACATTGTCATACATCATACCCCTGCCGGTGACACGAAGTCCATCGCCGTGACAACGGCGATGGACTTGGCCCAGTTAGCGAGGTCGGATATGTAGGAGAGGTAGCGGTACATGATCTTTCAAGAATCTACGACTAAACTATAAAATAAATTTTCAAACCTCCTTTCAATACGCCTCTCAATGAAGATGCCGCCAGTTGTAACTCGGAGTCGTCATTATATTCAGACTCGGCCATCGTGGTGGTCAAATAAACTTGATTGCTGGCGTTAGAAGGCTTATCTCCCCACTTGGTTTTCGTCAAGCTTCTAAAGGTCCTCAACAATGTGTCTCTAGTCATGTGCACATGTTTGGAGCAGTATAGATCCAAGCTTTCGAAGTACACATCCTCGTCAAGGGAGCACGTGACCGGATAACCATCGGTTACAAGGTTACCGTTTATGTAATTTCCTATCGAGAAAGTTCCTAGCCCTTTTACTTTCGTAAAGCTGGCCAAGTCCCCCTCTACCAATGGCATCTCGGCGATAAATGTATTTATGGTCTTTCCCTCAAATCCGCTGTAGTTCCCTGTTATATTGGATTGCATAAGCCTCAGATGCGTGAAAAATCTTGACTTGATATCACTTGGGGTTCCATATATAAGCCTATACTCGAGACGTAGGTTCGTGACGGATTCAGGGATATCGGACAATTGGCCTCTTAGCTGGCTTCGGCTAAAACACACCTCGTTCAACTCCGGAAATTTATATAGATCCGATGTTTGCATAACAATTCCCGGCATGCTATCGCCATCCCCGAACATATAAGAGAAATAACCCAATCCATTTATGTTATAAATATTGTCTATCTCTATATAAGGGGCATTTTGATCCGTCAATTTGTAATACAGCGTATTACCACCCTGTTCCAACAAACATGTCTTTCCCAGATAATTCGTAGCGGTCTCATCACCATAAAGATCCCCTCCGGATATACTTAGCTTGGAGACATCACCCATGATGGTTTTTATACGGATTAAACCAATATTCCCTATAGTCAGATTTGTCGTAAGGTTAAATCTATAAGTACCGATCTTTTCAAAATCTCCTATAGCTCCATCCTCTAATTTTAAAACAACTGTTTTCATGATTTTTATTCTTTTTAATTATAATGCGTTTATCTCATCATCCCCTCCTATATTACATCTATTGGTCGAGAATCTGTTTGTCACACTCCTTGTATATTTATCCGTAAGAGATCCCAGCCCAAACGCCGTGGAGTATCCAAGGTAATCAATGATATCCTGTTGTCCTATTACCACGCCCCCGGCCTTATTGTATATAAAAACATCCTCATCGAATCCATACTCGTAAGCTATGTACCGACACTCCTCCAACTCGATAAAAAGGGTGGGAACCGGCTTCTTCCATATGGGCTCGTTATGCCATCTCGTATGCGCACCAACTCCGCATCCCATCATCCTTACACCTATGATATCCTCCCTCGTGATCTTCTCCATCCTATCGCAGACCTGAGCAAAATTCACCTTCATGCCATACTTTAGGTAACTTTCCCGGATCCTGAAATCAATGCCCGGTTTATTCATCATCTTATTGCGATAGGTGACTGGGGACTCGCCAAACCAGTTCCTTGGTAATTGCCAGTCGTCACATACCACGATAGCGGACTTGGGAGGTATCTGGTAATTTCCGGCCTTCCAATCCGAGAACTCACGCATTGATAACGTGGCATATCCCTTGGATTTTAATTCCTTGGCCACATCAATCATCTTGGTTATAGCAGCCCCTCCATTATCCAATGGATGGTTAGATCCTTGATAGGTATCATACATATTATGGCATATAATGCCAAGGCAGAACGGGGTCCTACCGGAGACGAGGTAATAATCATCGCTCATCACCTCGGCGTCACCCAGATGTCCCTTCGTTATCTCCAGATCGTAAAATTGGATATCCGAGGATGGGCCACCTAGCCTTAACTGGGAGCTCTTGCTTATCTCCGCTAATTTCTCTCCGTTAACATATAGCTTTATACTTGTGTCACCCACTATATAATCAAAGACGTGCTCTTGGCAATCGTACTTGTCATAAACGAAATAGGGATAGCAATCATAACTATCCACCAAGGGCAGGTCATAGGGCGCATTCGCCGAACCTATGGGATTAAGGGTCAAGCATTGGGGATATTTTCCTATCAAGTAAATCTTTCCTGTTTGCAAAATCGAGGAGCAATCCTTTTTATAGCCCATATCAAAGAACGTGATGTAAAAATCACTCAACGCCTCTATTGGCGAGTGGGGGAATGCTTCCCGGGGGCTGTTATCCCTAGGGGTTACAGGGACCATCTCCTCATAAAACTCCCTCAAGCTCTTCCATCCACCGTCGCCCTTACGTAAGGACGTGGAGAATATGGTATCCCCTCCATCACGCCCGATAGTGAACGTATCATCGGAGATATTTATGTACAAGTCTTGATATCGGGAGAATAACTCACCCCTAGCTTTTAAGTCTTCGTAAGGGATGTAATTATTGAACGCCCTTGTCTCCGTGTTATAAACGGTGTAACCATCACCGTCAACATCAATGGTGCTATAACCTCCAGAAACCGGCGTATCCGATCCTGCCGTGGGGCTCATGCCCGCACCCGAGAAATCCACCGGAGACGAATCCAAGGAAACGTCCCAATTCACGACGATGGATGTCCGGGAGTTCGATACCCAAGCCGTGTCGGGAGAACTTGTCACGGATCTCTTGCCAGATACCACCAATCTTCTTATATTACCTGTCACGAAATACAATCTTCGAGGAGTCAACAAGTCTATGGTAGCTATCCCATCCTCCGGCTCGATTATTACCGGCATCGAGTACTCATCACCAAATTCGACAGCCTCGGGGATGTGATAATCAGAGGCGGTCTCGTACCCGGTCATGGAATAAGCCTTATTGATGACATCTAAACCCTTGAACCAAATCAGCATCACCTTGTCTCCACAGATATTGTTCCTGCCACCTTGGCGCCTTGAGGAGGATCCACCATCTTTCTGTGTCCTGTCATAGATCAACTCCTTCCCGTCACAAACGAAGCCGCTACGTAGCCTTGCGAAAGGAGCATTGCAAGATTTTCCGTTGATAAGTTCCGTGGCTTGTGCCGGGAGAGCGTGTCTCATGGACTGCGTATGGGATACCTTTCCAAGGTTTTCAAACGTGGCAAACGGGACATCCTTGTTTAAATCATTCACATTGTTTCGTATCCGTCCCTTCACGGAGATCCTACCCATGAAATCCAAATCTATCAAGTACTCCGCATCTTGTTTGCCGTAATTTTTCACGCTTTTTATAGGCAATAAAAAACTCTCGTTCACAAGATTGTTTTTTATCACCGAGGAGGAAACGCCGCTATCCCCCCGCTTACCGACTATATTACCATATTTGTCTATGGCAAACAATATATTATTGTCGCTATCGGTGATGGCGTAGAGATAATCAGACTCAACAACTTGAAACCGATCCTTAAAATCACTCTTGAAATGGCAAATTCCCTCCTTGTCTATGGCAAACAATATATTATTGTCGCTATCGGTGATGGCGTAGAGATAAGATCCATCCGAGATATTTTTGAATGACACACCCTTCCAGTTGTAATCCTCTGACCAGTCATTGACACCTACCGATATCTCCTCTATTATATTATCCAATCTCGTCAAGGGGTATTTTATCGTAAGATTCGGCACTCTCAGGTAACCGGGTACCAAATCCCTCGCTTGTTTACTGGAACTGAATAACGTGTTAGGATATAAATGGCCCATATCCAGCCAAGTCTTTCCATCCATTTCCTCCAGCAAGTATTTTACTGTCAAATTCCTTACATAACAATCAAAAGAAGATCTTCCAGTACACCTAATGAACATGGCGTTAGCGGGATAATCTGATTTCTTGACAAGGAAATCTTTATAATATCCAGATGGCATTCCTTCAAATATACTGGATATGAATTTTTTATCAGAATCATACCAAGCCAGCAAAGCTGCATTGCCTGTTGATATATATCCAGAGACTACAAGATCCTCATCCCTGTTTAATATTATAAACGGAGTGACGATGTAATCGCTGATCTCAGATTGCTTTATGACACTGCCATCATCCCTAGATATGACAGATCTAGGGATGGTGAAAAAATTACCATATATCAAGTCTCCTAACTTATCAACGCCCTCCTTCACTTCCTCCCTCAAGCTCGTCTCCCTTGCGTCCGTGCCAATCCACGCCCCCGCCTCATGATCAGCCGTGAACTCATACAAGAGACCGCCGTAATTAACGATATCGCCTTTTACGTAGGGCTTGGTATCGGAGAAGACAGGGTACGTGTCTAGGCCTATATTCTTGGTCATGCTTTCCTCTGCGGCAGCTATAGACTCCAACGCTTCGTCTTGTGCCTCCTTTATTTTGTCTATATCCATTCCTGCCAATTTGTAATCAAGACGCTTCCCGTCTTTATCATAGACGGCGCTCTCAGGAGTCAAGTTAGCCACCGGATTCCCGTTAATATCCCTGTGCTGATATATAGTAACATTTTTTTTAGCCATATCTTATTGTCTTTAATAATATCTCATAGATAATGAATGTACTCAACGATCTTTCCCTTTGATTCTATAGCGTTCATAGGCTCGAAGGCAAACGTGCCATCCGTTTTACGGATAAGCACGTAAATGCGTTTATCGGAAGCGGCCATCTTGATAGCCAGCCTCCTTATGTTCTCGTATGTAGCCATCGCCCTGTTCTGCGAGGCGCAATTGCACGGCTTTATCATTTGAATTTGTATTTTTCAAGAAGTTTAAGAATAGCCGGCTTGATCTTATTCTTTATAAGATACAGTCGGGCTTTTCTAGTTAATCCTAAATGGGCTGGGCCGTATTTAGACTCAAGCGCATCATCACCCGCATAAAATCCTATCGACCTAGTAACGATCTTGCCACCATCCTTTCCTCCTTGCACGATCGGCGTGATACTGTCATGATAATCTCCTCGAATAATCAAATTAGGGGTATTCCTGTTTCTCGGAGCAAATCGAAGTATGGGGGATGTCTCCGGCGGCGTGATATCTTCTTTCATGTCTCTCCACCATCTGGCCTTGGCTCTCGCCGCCTTCGGGGTCTTGGTGGTCTCGACAAAATAAGGATCTTGAAGATAGGTAGGACGAAGAGGCTTGTTGTTCTCATCCCTACCTGCTATCAACTGATCAGTGATCAAGTCATGGATCAATCCCTCGCTCTCTCTCAAGCTGTTCGTAACCTCCGGCCAGAAGTTCTTCTCCAGCATCCTCACGGCGTTCGCCACTCCCGCTATCGTCCCCATGGTTCCTCTCCATTATATCATAAGCGTCACATAGTATCCTCCTTCGATCCGCCATTCCCCGGTCAAGGAAGAAAGATCCCTCGTGAGCCTTCACGAAAGCCTTCCTTCCCATACCGAGACAAGCCTCATCATTGAACGATACCCCGTTTATGACCATTGCTCTATTCCTTTAACGTCCTCGGCGTATAACTCGGATGGCCTCTTGAGCGCGGGAGTGCCGGATGAAGGGGTCAAAGTAAGAGTGCCGTCATCAGCGTTATAAGTAGCCGCAGAAGCGTTATTCCATACAGAGGAGTTACCTAACAACGTCCCGTACATCTCGGTAAGGTCAAAACCTCCGTAATGCTCCACCACCTTAAACTTATTCTCTCCTTCGGGTAATTTCTTGACATCCACCCAGACCAATCCCTTCGCCTCGTCCAAGATATCGATATCGCTAGTGAAAGATATAGCGTTCATCCATGCTTTCTCAACATCCTTATAAACGAGGTTGATCGTAAGCGATGCGTTCTCTCCGGAACTCTTGAACCTCTGTCCACCCGGATAAACGGCACCGAGCTCATATCCCCTGAAATCACTTTCCGTATCGGTCTTCTCTCCATATACGACATTATTCTTGTCGATGAAGATCACCCTCATGCTCTCGTTCTTGAGCTTCATGAGATTGGTTCGTAAGCCCTCGTCATAATCGTTCATCGTGTAAGTCTCGACAAGCTCGCTATAACCCGTGATCTTGGACGAGCCATAACCGGTAGCGGATGTCTGGGCCTCGCCTCCGGAAGTGGCGTACTCAGCGATCGTCGAGATCGGATAGACACGGTTCGGACGGTCGGCGTGGGCGTACTCTCCCAGCTTCGTGTCAAAATCGGATATCTTGAACGTCATACCTACCGGAGTGAGTATGATCGCCTTGATATAGTCGGGAACGAACGGACACTTGCTCGTGCCGGTATTGAAAATCTCGGAACCGCAGTCCCTGAACATTTTTACTGCCATAATTATCTACATGTTATATTTTTTACATTTAATCTTAAATCCTTAATATCAATAGCGTCTATGCGATCGTCGAACTCGCTTTTCCCCTCGCCATACACGCCAGCCCTTCCATACCTGAAATTATCGGTCTTCACATGGGATACTATCGCCCCGGGGCCTATATCAAACTTGCGATCGTTGGATATCCTCCTTATAAGGCTGTCATAAACCGGATACAACGTAGCCTTGAAGGACTTCTCCAATCGCTCCTCATTGGTATAATTCCCCAACGTATTCACGGCTATTATCAAGGAAAGGCTCACGGACGTTAAGGAAGGGTTGGACTTGTCCTCGTCGAACGGGGAATATAACCCTATCATAGGATATTTCCTTCCCGCCGTTACGGGTGCCTTCCCCATGGCGGAAAGCGTCTTGGCCATATATTGCCAATCACCGAATTGGTAATTGACCATATACCCAACGTCTTTTGAAACGCCAGCGACGATATCCCTGAATATATCCACCAAGACATTCATATATTCATCTCATTTATATGGGTCAATATATTCCTGTCAATATCCATGTCCTCCTTGAAAGACTCCCTTATGCGATCCGATATCCCGATGTTGATATCCACCATATTATTCCAAGCTTGGGTCATCATCCTTGAGGTATGCGCCAATATCCGCCTCACGTCCACGTCATCGGACGTGGAGGATACGGATATTAGCGTCTCGTTTCTCTGGTAATGAAAATAGACATACATAGCCATGGGAGACCTATCCGATCTCAATATCCCTAGGATATAATCAAACATGTCGTTTCCCTTCCTGCCATTATCGGCGTAATCGACGAATGAGTCATAATATCCTCCCATGAGCGAGACGAGGTACTCGTCCCCGTAGGTCTCGATATACCATACCACGTTCTCCGATATGGCATTGGAAGCCTCATTGGAGAATCCCCCGTCCTCCGGTATCACGAGTCCCTGTATCCTAAGGTCTCCCTTGAAGTACGCATTGTCTATTATCATCGCTATTTATCTTTATCAAGTGACATTTTCGAGTCCCCGAAGACGGATGTCTTAGTATCCGTGTCCGGGATTCTCTTTCTTGTCCCAACCGGGGTCTTTGAGGATATATCGATCATGCCAAGCTCCTTTCGTATGGAATTCTCCTGAATGACCTTGTCGACCTCCATCTCCTCACCCGTTATAATTATAGAAACCCTCATGTCATTATGTATTAAGAGGATTTCTTGATAGCGGTCAATACGTCGGATAACTTGCCATAGGCGAACGCCCACGGGTTGTATACCGGCATGATAACCTCCTCGTCCACGATCACCGCCGTCTGGTTTTTCAATCGGCTCTCGATATCATCGGCGAACTCGATATTGATAGAGGTATAATCCACCAATGAGGCCCCGTTAACCATATCCCCGATGAAATAATACCCCGGCATGATACAAGTGGTCTCGACAACGGGTCTTCCGGCCACGTACTTCACGCCGTTCACCAACGTCACGAGATTCAAGTCCCGCCCCGACGTGTCCTTCAAGGTCTCGATCTCAAACAAGGTGGATGGGTTCATGGCGATCATATTCGGGGTATACTCAGCGTACGTCATGACACCGAAGATAGCCTTGACAGCGTCCCCTAGGTTCGGGGATGCGACGGTGTTGAAGAAATTATTCTTAACCTCGAAGGTAGCGGCGGTGAATACGCCGGAAGCCGTGAAAGCCACCTCTACCATGATCTCCCGATCGTTCATCTTATGGATATCGAAAGTTCCGTTCAGGTCCGTGAATGTGGTTACGCCCTCGATCTTGATCTTCTGGCCGTCAACGATCTTGTCCTGCGGGTTGGTAAACTCCACGATAGTGGCTTTTCCGCCATTGTAGCCTCTCGCTCCCTTGATAGATCCGGCCTCTCCGCTGACAACCGCGTCGGTTATGATATCGGATACGCATTTAACGCCATCGTATTTGGTGATACCCTTCAGGTTATCCCCCGTTCCATCGCCGAACATGATCTGGAAATCCTCGGCCATCCTCACCCAAGAGGATAAGCGATTGATCAACCATGAGCGGACATATACCCTAGACTTGAGCAATCTCTTGGACAAATAAAGGAAGGTACCGACACGCTTAACCTCCGAGCTCTCCTCCTTTAACTTGAAGGATGATTGGGATAACCGCCCGTTCTCGGACACGAAAGTGGCGTTACGATCCAAGTCGTAGATCAACTGCCATGTCAACATCGGGAAGGCGGGATCACCCTGATCGACGCTCATGAGATTACGGAAATTGATCTTTTTCTCGCTTACCTGCGTAACGACCCTGTTTTGCTGCTGACTGATCAAGATATTGCCCGTATAACTATCCGTCATACTGACCACGTCCTTCAAATCCAAATGGAAATTCCCGGAGGACTTCGTCTTACCATCTACATATTGCTTGAATTTCTCAGAGTCAAGGAACTCATTGATACTTTTCTCAAGAGGGCTATCCACCCCCAAGGTGATGCCACGCCCCTTCATTTGCTCAATCTCCTTGCCCATGGACTTGATGATATCACGAATCTCCGTGACTTCCTTATTGTTATTACCGGAACCTAGGGATTTAAGCTTCTCGCTAATCTCGGACATCGTCTCCTCGTACTCCTTCCTGTCTATGACATTAGATCCGTAATCCTCCAGACACTTGTTGACCATCTTCTCGATAGTCCCAAGCGTTTGTTTCTCCTCGTCACTCAACTCACTCTCCTTCTTGGCGAAACCGGAGAAGGACAATACCGGCGCAACCGCCAAGGCATAGGCCGGATCGCCTACGCATGCGATAACGGCAAAAACCACCAAGGTCAACGCCATGATAGCGAGACCTCCTAAATTCTCATAAAAACCTTTCTTCAACATAAATAAATTAATTAATTGTTATTAATAAGATCACCTAGAGACCCTAAAGTGCATCTAGCGGCTTTATGTTTCTCTATCTGAGTGGAGTCTTCCGGCTCAGATATAAGGGTGTTGCTTCTATATATTCTGGAATAACATTTAGGGCAGCGGACATAAGAGGCGAAATCATCAACGGATTTCTTGGAGTTGATTATCTCCAAGATACGGTCTTGTAACTCCGGCTTGATCTTTTCCATCTCCTGATATACCACATCCTCCGTTATCCATCGTGAATAGTCACCGACGGCATCGATCACTTGGCTCTCCAACGTGTGTTCCGGTACTGACCCATAATCGAAAGCCAGCCCGCAATGAGGGCACTGTACTATATTAGATCCGATCAACGCTTTCTCTATGATAGATATGTTAGCCTCAAGAGCCTTGAGCTTATCTCCGCTATATCTCTTATTTAAAGCGTCACGCATCATATTTATATGATCTCTCAAGTCACTACCCCTCAATTCCTTTATATCCATCAAGAATGTCTGAGGATTAGCCCCCCAATGGGTCAGCGTGCTATACTCGCCCAAGAACCACTCCTTAACGATAGCCGGGTTATTGGAATCCCGCTTCACGGCCCTGACGCCCACGGAATGCTCCAAGGTCTTGCCATGATCCCTGTATAGCTTGTAATCCTCCAGCGTCTCTACGCCTATCTGCTTCTTTAGATTGATCTGCCCGGTCATGACCAGATTGCCATCCTCCTCCACTCCCTCTATAGGGCAGCCAAGAAGCTTGGTCTTGTCATGGTTGAGAAACCACTTGCACCTGTTGAAATTCTCTTGGAGCGTCTTGGAGAAAGAACCGGGAGACGATATATCGCCGTCGCTGTCCTTTATCCCGATACCATTAACGGCCACCTTGACTATTCCTTTCTCATCCACGTCTGTGGACTTGGTCTTAAATAATATGCTTCTATACGGTTCCATGTCGGTATAAATAAAAAGAGCCATACCCCGCAGGATATGACTCCCGCCGGGTATGGCTCTTAGGCTCTAATTTCTTTTTTGTTATGTCCTACAAATATAGGGTTAATATATTAAAAAGCAAAACTATAGAATCATTTTTTATCATCATCAACATCACCCCTATCGTCATCGCCCTCGTCGGACGGTTTTTTATTACCAGAAGTCCCTCCAGAAGAGGATGAGACGCTCCTTGATGGACCGCCAGACCTAGCTAAGGATATGATCTCCTTGACCAAGGCCAATTCCTCGGTAGACATATCGTAAACCAACTTGTCATACAAGGGGTTCCCTACCTTGCTCTCCCCTATCTGCGCTCTCCAGTCATTCAACGTCAATACGCCTCCCATGAATTCCTTCTGGCATTTCTCCGATACGATACGCCTCTTCTCTACCATATCCTTATCACGTACTTGCAATACGCTTACGCCACTAAAATCCACGTCTATATACATGCCGGACTTATCAAGGCCAAGAAAGGAAGTTATCGATCGGCAGAATTTCCGGGCCTCAGGAATAACGATATTGGAATAAACGGATATCTCGGCGATATCCT